CCGCGGCGGCCGGCTGGAGACGCTGTACGCCCATTTGAGCAAACTCTGCGTGGCCCAGGGGGAGACGGTATACGAGGGCCAGCTGATCGGCTACAGCGGGGATACCGGCAACTGTTACGGGGCACACCTGCATTTTGAGGTCAGGTGGAAAGGCAGCCGCACCAACCCACTGAACTGGCTGGATGCTGATTTTACTACAGCATCCGTTGCCGTCAAACTGGGCAGCTACAGCAGCGTGACTGCCCCCGCACAGGACAAGCCCGCCGCCAATACCAGCACGCTGCAAACCATCACCATCGGCCCCATCAGCCTTGGTGATGCGGCACAGGTTTATGCGCTCTGCAATCAGCTGGGCCTGACCGCGGCAGGGCTGTACAAATCCAAGTGGGAGGACTGAGTATGGACGCAATCATCGTTGCCCTGATTACCGGGGGTTGCTCCGTTGTTGGCGTGGTCATCACCACCCTGGCAACCTCCCGCCGCACCGAACAGCGCATGGCCACCGCACAGGCAGTAACCGACACTAAACTGGAAGAACTGACCCGCGAGGTCCGCGCACACAACAACTTTGCCCAGCGGGTCCCCGTACTTGAAGAGCAGATGCGCGTGGCAAACCACCGCATCACCGACCTCGAGAACAGGACCGCCTGAACACGAATACATAGGAGGAAATCATCATGGATTTTGCATCTTTTGGCATCGCATCCGTTGCCTGCATCACCGTCATCTGCTACCTGGCCGCCACCGCTGTCAAGCAGACCCCGCTGGCCAACAAATGGCTGCCGTCCATCTGCGGCGCCCTTGGTGGCTTGCTGGGGGTGGCCGCCATGTACATCAACGTGCCGGACTTTCCCGCCGCTGATCCCCTGACCGCCCTGGCCGTGGGTATCGTCTCCGGCCTGGCTGCCACCGGCGCGGACCAGGTTATTAAGCAGATCGGCAAAGGCAATTGACTGGCAAGTTACCGGCAAGTTACCGGCAAGTTAAATAATCCATAATTAAAGCGGCGGGCTTTCCCCTGAAAATAGGGGTAGCCCGCCGCTTATTTTGTTGTAATGGGTCTCTAATGATGTTCTATTTGTTCACAAATTAGACTTAATTTATTTCTATTTCAGGCCCGGAAACGGACAAAACAAAACGAACACATTACCTATCATCGTGATAAAAGTAGTGTGTTCGTCTTGATGGTTTATGGTGGGACACTGCGCACAGCATCCGAACGTTCCTTCAGTCGATGCATCGTCAATTTCCTGCATCTTCACAATTACTTTTCCGTTTTCGGTGTAATTGAAAGCGATATCGAAATGGTCATCGTACAGATAGATAGCATTGACAAAGGTTTTAATCAGTCGTTTTTGACTGTCCCGATCCGAGATATCCGTAGCGGCCATTTTTCGCAGAAAGTATAGAACCATGTTCCGTGTGAGCTTAAAGCCCCTGGCCAGCCCCGCATCCGCGCGGGCAGCGCTGAGGGCTTGCTTTTGTTCGGTCAGTTCATCCATGCGGGCTTTTGTCGTTTCGTTTATAATGCCCATTTCGATGGCTTTCATCACATTGGAAAGTGCTTTATCTACATCCGCAATCTGTCTGTCCAACGCCCTGATGGAATCGCCAGAAGTATCACTGCGTTCGTATTCAGCCCACACTTTATCTGCGATGTATTTCAGTGTAGCATCATCTTGTAATAGATTTCTGATAGACTTTAATACCAATGGCTCAAGAACATCCTGACGCACGGATTTTTTCGTGCATGATTTTTTCCTTTTACGGTTTAGGCAGGTGTAATAGTTATGCTTTACTCCAGTATGCCCGTGACCACTTACCCCAGCCATTGGCGCTCCACAATGGCCACAGAATAATTTATCGGTCAGCAAGTATTCTGCTCTTGACCACACTCTTGATGGAGCACGGCGGTTGACCTTGAGCATCTCCTGTACCTTATCAAACGTAGCACGGTCAATCAACGCCGGCATACCGCCCTCATTACGGATGTCGCGGAATATATACACGCCAGTGTATTTTTCGTTTTTCAGTAGCCGATGAAGGCTATTAACGGTAAACATACCGCCCCGTGTTGCTCTAAGACCCTGCGCATTGAGCCAGGCCGCGATTTCGGCCATTGTTTGGCCTCCCGCATACCGCCGGAAAACCTCAGTTATAAAGGGGGCCGTATCTGGGTCGACCTCATATCGTTTGGTATCGGGATTGACCTTGTAACCTATCATTCGTGTACCGCCGTTTGACTGCGACTTTTTAGCGCTCTCACGCTGGCCCCGGCGCACGTTCTGCGCTAGTTGGAGCGAGTAGTATTCTGCCATGCCCTCAAGCACGGAATCCAGAATAACGCCCTCCGGGCCGTCCGGCACATCCTCTGCAACGCGCTCTACCCTAACCCCGTTCTTTTTGCAGCGGTAACGGTTAAAGGCGATTTCTTCACGGTTGCGCCCGAATCGGTCAATCTTCCATAGGAGGATGACCCCGAATTGATGCGTTGCGGTATCTGACAACATTTTTTGAAATTGTTCACGGTCATCATTGCGCCCTGTCATCGCCCGATCGGCATAGATGTGGATAATCGTGTAGCCTTTGCCCTCCGCATATTTTTGCGCCGCTGCGATCTGCCCATCGATGGATTGCTCGGTCTGACCATGGGATGAATACCGCGCGTAAATTACGGCTGTTTTATCTATTGAGCTCAAAATACCACCTCCTAACCGTTTGATCGACGTATAACACTTTTATTCGCTTTCAATGCAGATATCCGTTTATAACAAACAAAGCGATCCCCAAAATGATCGCAACTACAATAGAGCCAATTTCACCGTTTAATAGCGTTTTACACTTGTCGTCAATATCCTTTTGCGTTGTAAAGTCAAAGCTAAATCCGCAATCGTCACAGTATGCTACATTTTTGTGATGGATTTTCTTTTCTACTGACGAAGAACTAATGCTGGTTCGTCTTGCATTTCGAGTGCCAAAATTTGTATTAGAAAATCCTGTTGTATGTCTGTCGGATGAAGATCCTTGCGTTACGTACTTAAATTTTATATTACTATTGCCGCACATCGGACACACTCTTTCTGTCGGCTTATCTTTTGCGGCCTTAGATCGAGCAAAAAAGAAGCATACCGCAAGGCCGATTGAAAAGAAAAAGGCAAACTCGACTGCCACAATGCCAATCCACATGCACAGTCCTACTACTAGAATTATACCAATAACCGTGAACATATTTTGCAATCCTCCGTCTATATTAAACTTCCGTGTTATATTCAGGCAGGCCACGGCAGATGCCAACAGCCACACCCTCAATGCGTAATTCGTTGATTTCTTCTTTTATGTAGGTCATTGGTGTGAAACGAGGGTTTTCCGGGTGCAAGATTACCGTATCTCCATGACGATAGAACCGTTTTAGCGTTGCTTCGTCATCGATCAATACCGCCGTAATTTGTCCATTTGCCGCTGTCGACTGTGAGCGGATGCACACCAGATCACCATCACAAATAGTCGGAGACATTGAATCCCCTTTACACATGAGGGCAAAGTCTGCCCGCCACATAGATGGTACGCTGATGTACATTTCGACATTTTCTTCCGCGAGAATGGGAGTGCCACAAGCAATTGTGCCAATCAGCGGCACAGTGCTCATTGCAGGCATTGGTACGAAGCCTTTCGGGACAGCCTTATTTTTCGCCGCCTCTTGCGCGGCATCTTGTTCCATTGTCTGCCAATCATCCCACATTAGTCGACTGTTGCCTTGACGCTTTTCATTTAGCTCATTTCTTATGCTGTCTGGAATAGCGTCAAGTCGATTATCCGGGTCATTATCCCAATCATAATCATCTGTTGTCCACCCTATTAAATATTCAGGTGTAGTTTTTAATGCTCGTGCAAGTGCAACTATTTTACTGTGGTACGGGTCGATTTTGCCTGCTTCGATTTTCGCAATAGTTGAGCGCGTTCCATATCCGACCGCCTCCGCAAGTGCAGCCTGCGAAATTCCAAGCCGTTTTCGACATAGCTTAATTCTATCACCTATAGAATCCATATAAACCTCCATACATCGTAATGTCTAAATTTTTCTTTATACAGTATTCTACTATAAGTGTGATTAAAAATCAAGTTTTTTTTATTTTTTTCAAAAAAGTTGTTGACATATAATCACCCTAGTGCTATGATGCGTGTAGTGATAAATAATCACTTTCCACAGAACAGAGAGGAGGGTTGATTGAATGTTCAATAGTTTACTGCTTGAAATTGCGATTACTCGTTCGCAAATTTCAAAACGTGATCTCGCAAAAAAACTCGGCATATCGGAACAAGGGCTGTATAACAAGTTGAATGGCATTAGTGAATTTAAGGCTAGCGAGATCCGCGCACTGTCCGATGAATTGTCCTTGTCCTCACAAGAACGAGAGGAAATTTTTTTCGCAAAGGAGTGATTATTTATCACTCTTTTGAATTAAAGGTGACAGCAATGGAAGAAAACAAGGTTCAGACATTTAACAATGCCCAGTTTGGTCGGCTTCGCACTCTTGAAATCGAGGGGGATTCGTGGTTTGTGGGCAGAGATGTTGCAGTAGCTCTTGGGTATAAGGATCCCGCAAAGGCTGTTCGTGAAAAAGTAGCCGTTGAGGATATAGCCGCAAAGGTGTTGAACACCTGCGCGAAATCACTCAGAAATAGTACATTCAGCAGAGAGGTTCCCCCATGGAAAGCATCAAATTCAACTTCGACCAAATCCCTGAAAAGGAAGCCCGCGTTTTGGGTCAAACACTTCTTGAAGCCTGCAAGAAATTCTACTCAGACCCTAAAAATCTTGCCGAATATAAGGCTTGGGAAGCACAGCAGGAGGCTGAACATGAATAAAGCACTGAACGTTGTGGGCCGTATCCTGATTTTCTGTGTTGGCGAGGTTTCTATGTACTTTGCCATGATGGATCCGGTCATTCACATCATGCTAGGTGATGACATCAACGCATCGCGGCTCTTGATCAGCTGGGCCGCCTTGATCATCACCGCCATCATTGATGACAAAGTTCTCCCCGTTTTCAATTACGACAAGGGCAGCGCTGCCCACGTCAAATAAATTTTGGAGGTAACACCATGATTGAACTGAAAGTAACCGTTGATGCTCCCGATTTGAGCACCGCTATTAACCATCTGGCCGATGCCATCGAAAGCAAGGGCACTGATGCCCCCGCCGCTCCGGTAAAAAACTCCCGCAGCAAGAAAGCCACTGCCAAGACTGCCCCGGACGCACCTGCGGTTTCTGTTCCTGCCCATTCTGAACCCGTCGGATCTCCGGTGCCCGTTGAACAGCCTGCCGCGGCCCCTCAGCCTGTACAGGTGCCCGCGGTTGCCCCGGTGCAGCAGGCCATCCCCGCCACTCCCGTGACCGCACCTACGATGCAGCAGCCTGTTGCAACTGCCGCTCCCGTGATGACCCCGCCTGCCGCTCCCGTGACCCAGCAGTTTATCCCCCAGCCCGCTGCTGTACCCGCCCCCGCTGCGCCGACACAGCCTCAGCAGGGCATCACTTGTGAGCAGATCATCAACGCCGCCATGCCACTGATGAACAGCAACCCTGCCTTTGCAATGCAGCTGCAGGGCATCCTTGCAAAGTATGGCGTTCAGGCGGTCACCCAGATTCCCGAAAATATGCTGCCCAATGTGGCCGCGGATCTCCGTGCCCTTGGCGCAAAGATTTAAGGGAGGGCCATTTTATGGCAAGCCCTGAAATTCATGCCAAGTGTGGCGCATCCAATGCGTACCGCTATCTGGCCTGTACTGCGTCGCCCACGTTTGAGGCGCAATTCCCGGCCAGTACGAGCGTCTATGCCGAGGAGGGTACACTGGCGCATAGCATCTGCGAGTTGTTCGTCAAGACCCGTGGCGACGTGGACGCGATGGCTGAGGAGCTGCGTCCCCTACAGCGGAACAAGCTCTATCAGCCCGAAATGTTGACCTGTGCTAAGGTTTACTGCGACTGGATTATGGAAAAGGCACTGGGCTACACCAATCCTCCGGCGATTATGACGGAGCAGCAGGTGGACTTTTCTGATGTCGTGCCGGAGGGTTTCGGTACTTGTGATTGCGTGATGATTGGCGATGACACGCTGAACATTTTTGACTACAAACATGGCAAGGGTGTCCGTGTGGATGCCGTGGGCAATCCGCAGATGCGGCTTTACGCCCTTGGTGCCCTTGCAAAGTACAGACCCTTGTACGGTGACACCATCAAAAAGGTGCGCATGACCATCATCCAGCCCCGAATCAGCGCTGACCCATCCGAGGATGAGATGACCGTGGATGACCTGTTGGCGTGGGGCGCTGAAATCCATCCCCTCGCTGTGGAGGCGTTCAACGGCCCCGGCGTATTTGTTCCCGGTGAACACTGCAAATTTTGCCGGGGCAAGGCAAAATGCCGTGCCCGTGCCAACGTCAACACAGCTCTGGAAGATTTCGCCGCCTGTGTGCCTATGGGCCGCGTCCCCGCCGATGAGCCAAAAGACAACATCACGCGCCGCGCAATGGGACTGCAAAAAGCGCTGACTGATGAAGAAATCGGTCAACTGCTGACGCACGGCCAGTTTTTGGTGAGCTGGTATGATGACCTTAAAGCCTATGCCCAGCAGACCATCCTTGACGGCGGTGAAATTCCTGGATGGAAAGTCGTTGCTGGTCGTAGCGTCCGCGCGTTCCACGATACCGATGCCGCGTTCCAGACGCTTATCAAGGCTGGGTATGATGAGGCTATGCTCTATGACCGCAAGCCTGTCTCCTTGTCCGAACTGGAAAAACGGCTCGGCAAGAAAAAGTTTGCCGAACTGCTGGCTGATCAAATTGACCGCCCAATGGGCAAGCCGACACTGGTTGACGAATCTGATAAGCGTGAGCCGTACAACAGCGCCGCCGCTGATTTTGGAGGAGTGAACGCCAATGTTTGACGATGATGACCATATCACCATCAGCTACTGCCATGAAGGTGAGAGCTGGTTCGAGATGGATCTTTACCTACCTATGCTAGTTACTTGCCCCAAAAACAAGATGCCTAAAATTCTCAATCAGTTCATCAAAGATGAAAAGTGCGAGGAAAAGGCCAAAAAGCTGCTGAACTTTTGGGAGCAACAGCGCGACAAGTACGAGTGTGACCGCAAGAGTGCAGCTCAGGAGTATGTAAACATCTCAACCGAGGTTTCAGAACTGCAAACCGTTGTCAACACCACAAAGCACCCTGTCGGCACACGCCTGACGAAAGTCGAATTGCAGGATGCAAAAAAGCGACTTGCAGACAAGAAAGCACTCAAAAAACGCACCTACGATACCTTGAAATACAGCTATAACCGTAAGACCCGGCTGGACTTCTTTATCGAGATGCTGAAATGTCACCCTAAATTGCAATGGATATTTTCTGAGGAGGTACAGAAATGAAAGTTGATAAAAACAGCCCTTTGGGCGAAATGCTCTTGAAAATGGCCGCCGAACATGACCCGAAACTGCGCAGGGCCATCCGCAACGATGAAGTTGGCGACCTGAACATCATCGCCCTCGGCGCACCCGATGATGAAATCAAAGATTTGCTGGAATCCTTGTTTATGGGCGAGGACAAATGCAAGAACTGCGGGGAAGTCAAGGCAGCTACGCCCACTGATGCGGATGATGCATCCAATCTTGATGCCCTTCTGGACGAACTGCGCAATCTGGCTTGCGATGACGATACCCCGGAGGCCGTTGCCATGCCCTCCCGCATCGTGCTGTTGTCCAATGACATCATGCAAATTCTTAATCACCTGCCGCAACTGATTGCACCCAAAAAGGACGTGCCCTATACCGTGCGCCGCGCTGAGATGCTGGGTGCCATCAAAGACGTGATGCTCGATGCCCGTGCGGATATCGTAACCGTTCTGGCTCGCTATCCCGAATTTGCCGAAATTACGGATAAGTATTTCTGTAATGACGACGAAGATACCACCGAAACCGAATAAAGAAAGGAAATGTGTCATGTATAACAACGATGCACAGAGATGTTTGACCGGCGAGGTTCGCCTGTCCTATGCCAACCTCGACAAGCCCCGTCAGCCGCAGGGCGGCGTGGGCGATGCCAAGTACAGCGCCACCCTGCTGATTCCCAAGACCGACACCGCCACTATCGCAGATTTCCGTGCCGCTATTCAGGCAGCAGCGCAGATCGGCGCGGGGACGCTGTGGGGCGGTATCATCCCGCCGAATCTGGATTCCATCATCCACGACGGCGACGGTGTACGCCCCAGCGGTATCCCGTTTGGCGATGAGTGTCACGGATGCTGGGTCATCACCGCCAGCTCCAAAAACAAGCCGCAGGTCGTCGGACAGGACAACATCAATGTCGAACTGGCCCCGCAGGATATCTACAGCGGTATGTACGCCCGTGTGACCGTCCGCTTCTATCCCTTTAACACCGCTGGCAAGCGCGGTGTCGGCTGTGGGCTGGGCAACGTGATGAAAACCCGTGACGGTGAGCCGCTGTCTGGTGGCGCATCTGCTGCCGCTGACTTTGCCGGTATTGGCAACGCCGTGGTCCCGGCTCCTGGTGGTATGCCAGGCACTCCGATGCAGCAGAGCTGGCCGCAGGCAAACCCTGTGCCGACTGCCGCTCCGGCTGCGCCCGTGTACCAACCGCCCTACTCCGCGCCTGCCGCGAATCCGGCACCGTGGAACGGCGCTACACAGATGTATGCTTCTGGCGGCGCTGTGAATCCGCTGACCGGGAATCCGATGTAACACTTCCCCGTAGGGTACTTAATGCCCTATTTGACCCAGCTACCACGCTTTTCGGCAGGGTACTGGTAATTAAATAACCATCCACCTCTTTCTATACCGGGAGGGGCTACGGCCCCTCCTCTCATGTACTCGGATAGCTCAATGGTAGAGCAAGCGCGCGATGTCGGTTCAACTCCGGCTCCGGGGCAGAAATCAAGAGGAAAATCAAGCCCACATATAAAGGAAAGGAACTTACAAATGAGCCTTGCAACTTTGCGTAAAACTGTCTGCACTGATATTGACATCGGTACTGCCCTGAAAGAAATCGCCGCAAATCCCCACATTGGTGATGCGCTGGCTTTTGACCTGCTGGATGGTCGTCATATTGAGTGCGTTGTTACCGACATCGACGATAATGCAATCCGCTTTGATTCTGTGGATTGTCTCGGTGACGACATGACCTATGGTAAGGTCGAAAAATGGCTTGACCGTATCGACCATCTGCTGCCTGATGAACTGCAACGGGCCATCATTGACACTGAGCGAAAGCACGTCATCAACGGCAAAAAGATGGACCGTCTTGAGCGCCTGTTCCTGCCTGCCGCGTCTGAACTGTTTAGCGGCGACAATGTTCTCGGTGACAAGGGGCTGTACAAGCAGATTGACTGGTACAAAGACCGTCGCCACCGCATGAGAATGGATGAACACAACGGCGATTCTACTGCCTATTGGACATCTTCTCAGCGCTCCGGCAACTCCTCCAACTTCTGCAGTGTGTCCTACTACGGCGATGCGAGCACCAACGCCGCCTACTACGCGTGGCTGTCCGCGCCCGTCTGCTTCCGTATCCGTAAATCGTAAGCATTCCTGCGCCCACAATGGGCGCAGTCTATGCGGATTCCCTTATAAATAAGGAAAGGAAATGCCCAGATGAAAACCAGATTTGACAGCGCCGAGGTTTGGCGCACGAATAACGATACAATGGTGAGCATCAAGGAACTGGAAACCTCGCACCTCATGAACATTGTGCGGATGCTCCTGCGCCGCCCTGAAACCGTCCAGACGATGCTTGTCTGTGATATTGAGCGGCAAAGCCGCAACGTCTGGAAAGCAAATAACATCGTTGATGAGGATGCCATTGAATCCATTCACAATGCCACATCCATGACGCCCCGCGAGGTCGTCCAATGGGTACAGGACACCCCCCTGTTCAACACCATCGTCTTTACCCTTGAAGGGCGTGGGGTCAACACATCCGTGCTGATTGGCTCTGTTCTGGCTGAACTCGGATATGAGGAGAACGGCCATGAGTGAACTGCTACACCATCTGAGTATTGACCTTGAGACTTACAGCGAGGTCAGTATCGGCAAGGCAGGGTCATATCGGTACATTCTCGATCCGTCTTTTGAAATTCTGCTTTTCGCATACAGCCTCGACGGAATGCCCGTTGAGGTCATCGATGTGGCAAGCGGTCAGATCATCCCCCTTTGGTTGAAAAACGCCCTCAAGAACCCCCTGTACATCAAACATGCCTACAACGCGGCTTTCGAGTGGTTCGCCCTCAGTAAGTATCTAGGTTGGCTGCCACCCGATCAGTGGCGCGATACGATGCTCCACGCGCTCTACTGCGGCTACCCTGCATCTCTGGATGCGGCAGGCAAGGCGATGGGCCTGCCCGAAGATAAGAAAAAGCTGACGATGGGCAAGGCCCTTATCCGCTATTTCTGCGTTCCCTGCAAGCCCTCCAACGCCAACGGCAACCGCACCCGCAATCTGCCCAAGCATGATCCTGACAAATGGAAACTGTTCAAAGAGTACAACGGGCAAGATGTCGTCACCGAAATGGAGATTGACCACCGCCTGTCGGCGTTCCCCGTGCCCGCATTTGTGCAAAAGCAATGGGAAACTGATTTACAGATGAACGCGCGAGGCGTGGCCGCTGACATGGAATTGGTGCGCGGCGCTCTCGTTATCGGCGCTATTGTTAAAAGTCGGTTGATGACTGAGGCCCGCCAGCTCTCCGGACTGGATAACCCCAACTCCATCCGGCAGCTTGCTCAATGGCTGACGGATGCCACGGACAGCGATGCGGAAATTACCAGCGTTACTAAGGAAACCGTCGCCACGATGCTGAAACAGCCGCAACCCGCCAACGTGCAGCGGATGCTCGAAATCCGGCAGGAACTCGGCAAGACCAGCACCAAAAAATATGATGCGCTGGAAACCTGCATAGCGGATGATGGTCGTGTCCGTGGCCTGCTCCAATTCTACGGTGCCAACCGCACCGGGCGCTGGGCGGGCCGTCTGGTGCAGGTACAGAATCTCCCCCGCACATATACCCATCCCCTGCCCCCTGCGCGTCAGCTCGTGAAAGACCGCAATATAGACGGTCTGCGGATGATGTACGGCAGTATCAACGATACTCTGTCGCAGCTTATCCGCACAGCCTTTGTGGCGACCCCCGGCAATGTGCTGATCGATGCCGACTTTTCGGCCATTGAGGCCCGCGTCATCTCGTGGCTGGCCGGGCAGGAATGGCGGCTTGAAGTTTTTCGCACCCACGGCAAAATCTATGAAGCGTCGGCGTCCCAGATGTTCCATGTGCCCATTGAAAAAATCAAAAAGGGCAACCCGGAATATGCGCTGCGCCAGCGCGGCAAAGTTGCAGAACTGGCCCTCGGCTATCAGGGCGGTGTCAGTGCCATGCGCCGCATGGACGTGGGCCACAACCTTGATGATCTCTCCGATGATGAAGTCAAGGGCATTGTAGACAGATGGCGCGAGACAAACTCGATGATTCGTGATCTATGGAATATCGTTGATTCTGCCGCCATCACTGTCATCACCAACGGCGGCGCACAGACCATCCGATCCGAAACTACCGATGCCGTCATCACACTGGCTTGTGAGCTGGATGTCATTACCGGCACTCGGTATATGACGATTCTGCTACCGTCCGGGCGCAAGCTGTACTACCCCTCCCCAGAAATCGGCGTAAACCGCTGGGGCAATCCCTCAGTCAGCTATACGGGTCAGAACCAGACAACTAAGCGCTGGGAAAGGGTCGAAACCTACGGCGGTAAGCTCGTGGAGAACATTGTGCAGGCCATCGCCCGTGACTGTCTGGCAATCGCCATTGAAAACCTAGAAGCGCAGGGTCTACACGTCGTATTCCACATCCATGATGAAGTCGTCATCGACACGCCTGCATGGGCCGACGAGGACACGATGCTGGAAACCGTCACCAAAATAATGACAAAGCCCATCCCGTGGGCGCAGGCGCTACCCCTCAATGCGGATGGCTGGGTCGATAAATTCTTCAAAAAGGACTAATCACCATATGAAAGCGTTAATTCATCTCGATCAGAACGGCAAAAAGGTCATGGAACGGCGCGTCCATGATGCCGTAATGAAAGAACGTGCCGACATCAGCACCCGCGCTCAGTATGTTTGGGCGCTGTCCATGCTCCAATGCGGCCTGCCGCCGTGCACCGTGCAGCGCGTTTCAGATCACTTTGAGGCAGTGCTGGACAAGTACATGGAATACCAGACTGAGGACTTAGGCGACCTATTCATGCGCTCTATGCTCCACGATTCGGGCGTTGAGGTCAAAGCGACCAGCCGAGAAAGGAAGCGTAAAAGAAAATGAGCAAGGTACAAATCACCGCCTTTACTGGCGAATACTACTTTTTGAGCAACTACTGCACCTGCCCCATCACCATTGACGGGCTGACCTATCGGAGTGCCGAGGCCGCTTTTCAGGCGGCAAAATGCAGTGATCCCATCGATCGCGCGGCGTTCTGCACCGTCCCGCCCAACGTAGCAAAGGCCATCGGGCGCAAAATCAAGCTGCGCGATGGATGGGAGAAAGAACGCAACGGTATTATGGCCGACATCATCCACGCGAAATTTTCCCAGAATCCCGGTTTCGCACAGGCCCTTATCGACACCGACGATGCCGAGCTGATCGAGGGCAACACATGGAATGATAACTACTGGGGCATGTGCGGATGCACCCGTTGCCGCAGTGAGGGCACCAAGGGCCTGAACAAGCTGGGCAAGATTCTGATGGCCGAGCGGGCGCGGCTGCAGGCGGCTACACCCGCCGTAACCGAGGAGGGCTGACGATGGTACACCTCGGAGACATTACCAAAATGAGCGGGTACACCATCCCGCCTGTGGATGTCATTACTTTTGGTTCACCGTGCCAAGACCTCTCCATCGCCGGGAAAAGGGCCGGTATGGCCGGAGAACGCTCTGGGCTGTTCTCTGAGGCTGTCCGCATCATCCGTGAAATGAGATATGCCACATTCGGCGCGTACCCCAAATATGCCATTTGGGAGAACGTGCCGGGGGCCTTTAGTTCAAATAAAGGAGAAGATTTCCATGCCGTCCTGCAAAGCCTCTGCCGGGTCATCGACCCCGCCGCTGTTATTCCTCGACCTACGGACGCACGGGGGGGACCATTAAATGGCCCCGCGCCGGTGCAATTCTGGCGGACAACTACTCGCTGGCGTGGCGAACAATGGACGCCCAGCACTGGGGCGTTCCCCAACGTCGCCTGCGCATCTCGCTTGTCCTCGATCTTACAGGTGGGCGTGCCGGAGAAATACTATTTGAGCCGGAAAGCCTGCGAGGGCATTTTGCGCCGGGCATCACGCCGGGGCAAGCAGCTCCCCGAACTGCTGAAAACGGCTCTGGAACAGCAGATCGCACAGATGCCATCCCCATAAACCTCCAAATTGCGACCCGTCACAAATCCCTTGGAGAGAGAACGGGTCTTGGTATCGGGCAGGCGGGTGATGCCGCCTATACTTTGCAGGAGGGTCACGAGCATGGGATCTGCTGTCTTGAGGATGCCAAAGCCTACACTCTGAAAATTCGCTCCGGGTGTGAGGGCGGCAGCAATGGATTTATTTATGCAGATGGCTACCTTAACTACATCAATTCTGTATGCTACGCCGCCACTACAGAACCAAACATGGTCATTTGTGATGATTGCTCCCCAGCGATCCGCAGTCGGGATTACAAGGACCCGAATATTGTCTGCTATGACGCACGTGGCAACGGCGATGGTATGCTGTCCCCTACCATAACAGGCGACCACAACAGCCGAATTACGGATTATACTTCTGTCGTAATTGAAAAAATCATCCGCTGGATTGTGCGCCGCCTGACTCCTACCGAGTGTGAGCGCTTGCAAGGCTATCCCGATGGCTGGACAGACCTCGGAGAGTGGATAGACAGCAAGGGCAAGCCCCATAAGGACGCTGACGCGCCTCGATATAAGGCGCTGGGCAACTCCATCGCCCTGCCGCAGTGGTACTACGTTCTCGGTGGTATCGCTGACCGCCTGCCGGATAATGCCACGCTCGGCAGCCTATTCGATGGCATCGGCGGTTTCCCGTATGTGTGGGCACAGTTACACGATGGACGCAAGGAGTTATGCGTTTGGGCCTCGGAGATTGAGGAGTTCCCCATCGCGGTCACAAAGAAATGGTTTCCAGAGGTAGAAGATGGAAAATTATGCTGATTTTGTCGTTCACAAGTCGGAGCGAGCAGTACATACCGACAGTATCGCTCTGACCGTGGACGACCTCAACAATAAGCTGTACGACTTCCAAAAAGACATCGTGCGGTGGGCGCTGGCAAAGGGCCGCGCCGCTATTTTTGCCGATTGCGGCCTCGGCAAGACCGCGATGCAGCTTGAATGGGCGCATCGGGTGTGTGTGCATACGGGTGGAAACGCCCTCATTGTAGCGCCGCTAACCGTTTCCCCGCAGACCGTGGGCGAGGGCATAAAATTCGGAGTGCCCGTCACCCTTTGCGAAACCGCCGATGACATCCAGCCCGGTGTGAACATCACCAACTATGAGAAGCTGGACAAGTTCGCCGGGGCGCATTTCTCGGCGGTGGTGCTTGATGAATCCAGCATCCTGAAATCCTTTACGGGCAAGGTGCGGAATCAGATCATCGACTTTTTCTCCGATACGCCGTTCCGGCTGGCCTGTACCGCCACCCCCGCGCCCAATGACTTCATGGAGCTGGGCAATCATGCGGAGTTTTTGGGCATCATGTCCTACTCTGAGATGCTGTCCATGTTCTTTGTCCATGACGGCGGGCAGACCTCGAAATGGCGGCTCAAAGGCCACGCTGAGGATGTTTTCTGGCAATGGCTGGGTAGCTGGGCTGTGGTTATGAACAGCCCTGCAGACCTCGGCTATGACCTGCCGGGATACGATCTCCCGCCGCTGAGAGTGCATGAGGTCATTGTTGATGGCGATGAACCAGTCACCGAAAGAATGACGCTGACGCAGCGCCGGGATGCCAGACGGGCTACACTTGCAGAACGATGCCAAGCGGCGGCCAATCTGGTGAATGACGACCCTGGCGAACAGTGGCTCGTGTGGTGTGACCTCAATTCGGAGAGTGAGGCGCTGGCCCACGGTATCCCCGATGCGGTAGAGGTCAAGGGCAGTGATAAGGCATCGCTGAAAAGCTCTCGCCTACTTAGTTTTTCAATGGGCTTTAGTCGGGCGCTTGTCACAAAGCCCTCTATCGCCGGATTCGGCATGAACTGGCAGAATTGCCACAAGATGATATTTGTCGGCCTGTCTGACAGCTATGAGCAATACTATCAAGCCGTGCGCCGCTGCTGGCGTTTTGGGCAGTCTGAGCCGGTGGACGTATTCATCGTCATCAGTGCCCGCGAGGGCGCGGTCAAGGCCAATATCGAGCGCAAGCAAGCCGACTGTGATAAGATGCGGGCCGCGATGGGCGAACAGACCCGCGAGATCGTCAAAAAGCAATTGCAAAGCACCTGCCGCCTGACAACGCCCTATGAACCGCAGACAGCTATGATGCTGCCTGCATGGGAGGAATTTAGACATGAATGTGCTTAATCAGTTGATTGATTCGGCCCAGCGCTGGGCCATGTATCAGGGGGATTGCGTGGAGACACTGCGCGGCATCCCCGATAACAGCATCCACTACTCCATCTTTTCCCCTCCGTTCGCCAGCCTGTACACTTACTCCAACTCTGATCGGGATATGGGCAACAGCAGCGATGGTGCGGAGTTTGTACAGCATTTCGGCTACCTTGTGGCCGAGCTGTATCGGGTCATCATGCCGGGGCGGCTGGTGTCCATCCATTGCATGAATTTGCCCGCCATGAAATCCCGTGACGGTTTTATCGGCATCAAGGATTTTCGCGGCGACATCATCCGCGAGATGACCGAGTACGGCTTTATTTTCCATTCGGAGGTCTGCATCTGGAAAAACCCGGTCACGGAGATGCAGCGCACGAAAGCCCTCGGCTTGCTACACAAGCAAATCCGTAAGGATTCTGCGATGTCACGTCAGGGACTGCCCGATTATGTCGTGACATTCCGCAAGCCCGGTGAGAATCCTGAGCCTATCCCCCACGACCATGAATCTTTTCCCGTAGATGTTTGGCAGAAATACGCATCGCCGGTCTGGATGGATGTGCGGCAGTCTAACACCTTGCAGCGCAAAAGTGCCCGCGATGAAAAGGACGAAAAGCATATCTGCCCGTTGCAGTTGGATGTAATCGAGCGGTGCATCGACCTGTGGACGAATCCCGGCGACATCGTGCTTGACCCGTTCGCTGGTATCGGTTCTGTGCCCTATCAGGCCGTACTCATGGGTCGTCGTGGGCTGGGCGTCGAACTGAAAGACAGCTACTACGCACAGGCCGTGAAAAACCTTGAGGGCGCAGCCACCGAGGCCGACAGCCACAAAATCAACACCAATGTGCGCCTGCGATGCCCCGTGTGCGGCATCAAGGTGGACGGCAAAATCTGCCCGCTGTGCGGTAAAGATTTAATGGCAAAGGATGAGTAAAAGCATGGAAAGAAGAACGACAAATTCTGTTGATGCCCGCCGCGCGGCGGTTTATCTGTCCAAATACTGTACTGAGTGTGTCGGATGCATTGAGTGTATTTTCGACATCGGCAACGAGGGGCAGGACTGCCGCATCAATAGCGGGCGGGCCCCTGTCAGGTGGGAACTTCCATCTATCTGGTCTGCGCAGGACATCACACTTGCAAAGGCTATGATGCCATTTGCAAAAACCATCGTCTGGCCCATCGAGGAAAAGCCCAATCCGAATCACCGTTATTTTAAGGGCGAGGGCCAGCGCACCATCCCGCTGCCGACAGGCGCATTTAATAATTTACGCCCTGGCGAGATTATCAGTCTGGCCGACATTGTAGGAGGTGAAGCCGATGCCCGATGACGTTTTGGACATGATTGGCACGGCGGCGCTGCTGGAACAGCTTGCCGAGGAATCATCTGAACTGGCACAGGCCGCGCTCAAGATGGCCCGCAAACTGCGTAACGAGAACCCCACGCCGAAATTCCGCGCGGATTGCGTTGCCAATCTGCAAGAGGAAATCGCAGATGTGGAACTGTGCATCAGCATTTTGCCTGCCGCACTGTACGACCCCGCCGAGGTCGGCAGGACGATGACTGCCAAGCATCGGCGATGGAATGAACGGTTACACGATGAAAAGCTGTGGGAGGTTGACAGCCATGAGGATTGACATTCGGGACAGCAAATACTCCACCATCTATAACGAAAAGATAGCCAATAGGCAGCATACGTTGAGGAGCAAAAACTGAAATGAGCCATCCAACCACATACGCTGTTGACTTTGACGGCACCCTTTGCGAAAACGCCTACCCTGAAATCGGTGCGCCCAATTTACCCCTGATTAACACGCTCATATCACGCCGCCGCCTCGGTGCAAGGGTTATCCTGTGGACGTGCCGGGAGGGCGAGCTGCTGACCCGCGCGGTGGAGTTTTGCCGCTGTTTTGGTCTGGAATTTGATACGGTGAACGACAACACCGAGGAATTGAAAAAGGTCTACGGCACCAACCCGCGCAAAATCGGTGCTGACTACTACATCGACGATAAGGCCATATCACCCGATATTTTCGTGCCATAGGAGGAGATTTGCCATGAATTTGAATTACTGCCCCGTTCCGGGCGCAAGCCAGCCCCGCGGAATGCGTTTCGATACCGAAAACAGCCGGTGCATCCCCACCGAATGGATGACGCCGGACGAATCACGCCAGCTGCACCGCCTGGCCATTGAGCGCCGCCCCGAAGCCTGTTTTGGCTGCGGGCTGAATCACGACTGCTCCGTGCATGGATGTGCCGTCATCCGCAAAGCATTGCAGCTGTTGGGAGGTGAGGCGGATGTCAGTGTTTGAATTTAATTGCTTGTATGCTGCAAAGGCGCTATTTCTAGTTTTTGTTGTCGCACCGCTTCTTTTTATGTTTGGCATTTCGCTGGTATATGCTGTATCGCAATTTCTGGGCAGCATCTGGAATGCGATCATTCTGCACCATTTTCCGATTTTACGCTGCAGAAAGTGCCGCTACTGGGCCACTGTCCAGTGCCCACTGTACGGCCGCAACACACCAAGCGATTTCTGCAGCCGCGGAGAAAGGTGGGATGACTGATGGATATTCTGTTCTCAATCATTGGCAGCGCCGTTTTGGCCGTGCTGCTGTCTGTTGCTTACACCGCCGGGGTCTGTGCAGGGAAAGCCGCCACCCACATGGAAGAAGACGACGAACCTAAGATTTATATGGATCACACCCATGGTGAGGATGAACAGTAGAAAGTAGGAGGATTTGATAATGTTTATTTTAATGCTCTTCATAAAGGTCATTCTAGGGCTATTTATCATCGCTTTGATCTTGGCTTTTATCACCGCCATTTTTCTGCTAATGACTGTCGGGAAAGCAGATAAAGCGGCTACGCAGTCGCCGGCGGGGATCCATCAGGATGATGACGAGCCGGAGATGGTGAATCATCCTGACCACTATAACCGCCCCGGCCAGAAAGAGTGCATTGTCGAAATGGAGGAGAAATTCGGCACTGCCGCCGTGCAGTATTTTTGCCTGTTGAGCCGTTACAAATACTTATACCGCTGTGGTCTGAAAGACGGCACAACGCAGGAATTGTCAAAAGCCAACTGGTATCGAAATAGGTTTCTCTCGCTGGGCGGCGATGATAAACTGCTGAACATCGTACCTGATAATGCTAAAGCGGCGGCAATGCCCGCATCGAAAAAGGAGGCTATGAGCCATGAACGTTGAACTGATTGCCTGTTCCCGCCCTCTCCCCGGACGGTGCGGCATCAACAAATCGTTGAGTGTCGCCGCCTGTATGTTCTCCAATCCCATGCGCATTATTGAGCAGGCCGCGAGTGTGTGCTACGACAGTGAGCCGGATTTTGCCGCCTTTAAGATTGCCGAAACCTGTGCCAAAACTGGGCATCTGAGCGTGTACGAGCATAGTTATTTCACGTTCCACGTCACCGGCATCAGCCGTGCTTGCCTCGCTCAGTTGACCCGGCATCGTCATTTCAGCTTTTCCGTACGCAGCCAGCGCTATTGCGATGAAAGTTTCTCTGATCCCGTGTTTCCCGCGGCCACCAATAGCGATCAGGATGGCATAATCGCCGATGCCTACGACTACGCATGGGATGCCTACGACCGCTTGATTAAGGATGGCGTGGCAAAAGAGGATGCGCGGATGGTTCTGCCCAATGGCGCACCCACTGAACTGTATGTGTCTATGAACGCGCGGGCGTTGATTGAGGCTAGTCATTTGCGGCTGTGCCGTAGGGCACAGTTTGAAATCCGCTCACTGTTTATGGCGATGCAGTGCTGCGTTGCCCCCATCGCCCCCGATATTGCAAACATGATGGTTCCGCAATGTGAAACCAACCCGCAATACCAGTTTTGCACCGAGGGCAAATCCTGCGGCAAACACCCTCGCCTGCAGGACGTGCTGGCAACAGCTACACAGAAACAAAGTGAGGATACGGGCGATGAAGCGTAAAAGCATCTATCGCGGATACATCGGCAAGGGATATTCCGATCAGTCCGAGTTCAGCCACCGATATGCCGCATGGGCGCAGAATCACCGAGGATGGGCAAAGATGAAAGCCTATAACCGCCGCATGGCAAAGCGCCGAGAAAAGCGCGACGGTAAGAAAAATATCAATGATGAAATGAGGTTTACCGAAAATGAAATGTCTGTATAAAGTCCCATTCAGCGGCTTTTTTGTAGTTTCCGCCGAATCCGCCGAGGATGCAAAGTCCATGAGCAAGGATGATCCGGAAGTTATCTACTCTGAGGAATCTAACGGCGATGTCGAGACTTGCCCCGACGGTGTATCCGTTCCGATTGATGATCGGCATTACCTTTTTATTGAGCCAACAGACGAGGAGGCCGATTATGCGACTGATTGATGCCGAAAATTTTGAAGCTTTTGACAGCACCTTACCGATTCAAATAGCCCCGAAAGGGATGCACGCCAGAAAGATAGCATCATTTTTCTATGCTGAGGGCTGCAAAAGAGTGCTCGAATCTATTGATGCCGCATCGACCATCGATCCGGAATCCCTGCGGACTACGGCGAAATGGGAAAAGAGTTTCTACGAAAGCCGTGAGAAAGGAAAGTTTATCGTTTGCACGAGATGCAGACACGCATTTTCAAAGAAAGGACTTTGGTGCCGAAAATACCGCCCAGAGTGCGGCGCACGAATGGAGGATCCCGACCATGTCTAACATCCAAGAGGATTTGATTGCGTTCAATTCTCGCAACAATCCATTTTATAACGATAAGGGCTATGCCGACCCTACCGCATATCAGGGCATTGAGGCGGCGGCAGCCAGTGAATACCGGGCGCGGTTCGATGCTATCGCTGCGCTTATCCACACGGTCAAGTATATTTGCGGGCTGGCGGGGTTCGAGGTCGTGGGCCGAATCACCCTGCGGCATAAGCAGAGCGGCGACATCTACAAGTGAGGAGGAGATCTGAGGAATGGCTACACCGGACGAACAAAAAAAAGAAGATGCCGAGGTTTATCCCGTTATCGTCCTCGACCCGAACGGCAATGAGTACACAAAGGGCATCACGGCATGGCTGACAGCCATTGCAAAACAGGATCCTAAAAACCTTGTGTGCATCGCTCGCAGCATCGACTCAGAAAAACCGGGGCAGTCCGTGTACACCCTTATGCGATGGGAAACCAAAGGCACTGAGCTTTCCGAAATTGCCGGATACCTGACGTCCGTTGCGTCTGAGCTGTTCACCCGTGAGCAACCCAACAGCGAGACCCCATTATAACGATAAAGCGAGGAAAACGGTCATGCAATTCGATAGACAAATTACCATTACCACCGGCGCATCTCGAAACGACATCAACTGGAAACCTCAGTTGATGACCGTGGCAGAGCTGTATGACCGCCTGCGTAATCCCGTCCGTTCGACGGAAACGCTTGACGCATATATGCACCTGCCGAAACCTCAGCAGGACGCATTAAAGGATGTCGGCGGATTCGTGGGCGGCTCCCTCAACGGCGGGCGGCGCAAGGCCAATGCCGTGACCGGGCGTGACCTTGTGACGCTTGACTTTGATAACATCCCCGGCTGGGGCACTGATGAGATCATCAGCCGTGTGGACGGCATCGGCTGCAGCTATGCGGTCTACTCCACGCGCAAGCACTGCCCCAATAAGCCCCGCCTGCGTGTCGTAATCCCTCTTGACCGCACCGCTGCCCCCGACGAGTACGAGCCGCTGGCGCGGCGCCTGGCGTGGCTGATTGGCATCGACAAAGCCGACCCTACCACCTTTCAGGCAAGCCGCCTCATGTATTGGCCGAGCGCCTGCGTGGATTCGGATTATGTGTTCCGTTGCAAGGATGCGCCGCTGGCATCCGTGGACTTCCTGCTGGGCACCTACGCCGACTGGCGCAACATGGCTGAATGGCCGCAGGTTCCCGGCGCGGCCCCAAATTACCAGAAGATGGCACTCAAGCAGGGCGACCCCACGGCCAAGCCCGGCATCGTGGGCGCGTTCTGCCGCGCCTATGACATCCGCACGGCGATGGACAAGTTTCTGCCCGGAATCTATACCCCGTGCATCATGGGCAGCGAGGAGCGGTACACCTATACGGGCGGCAGCACAGCGGGCGGTGCTATCATCTACGACAATGGCAAATTCCTGTACAGCCATCACGCCACCGACCCCTGCTCCATGCAGCTTGTGAACGCCTTTGACCTTGTTCGCCTACACCTGTACGGCGATAAGGACGACAGCGCCCCCGGCAACACCCCGGTCAGCAAGCTCCCATCTTATAAGGCGATGTGCGAAATGGCGATGCAGGATAGCGCGGTGCAGGCTATCTACAACAAAGAGCAGTTTGCCCAGTTGCAGGCTGACTTTGGCGCTATCGTCCCCATCCCCGGCAACGGGCCCCAGCAGACCCCCGGCGACAGTGACAGTGCCGAGCCTGTGCAAGGCGAGGTCATCGGAGACGACGGCCAGCAGGCCGACCCCAGCGCGTGGCTGAGCCAGATTCAGCGTGACGATAGCGGCAAAATCAAGCAGACCATTGAGAATGTGCTGCTGATTCTCAACAATGATCCCCGCCTGTGCGGACGGTTCATGCTGAATGAGTTCAGCGGGCGCGGCGAGGTGTTGTACCCCCTGCCGTGGGACAAAGACCCTGACAAATTCAAGCGGCGGGCATGGGCCGATTCTGACATCAGCGCAATGTACTGGTACATGGAAAAGGGATACAAGATCACCAAGCGCAACGCCATCGACGCGGGGCTGGACATCCATTCGGCTACACACGCATTTAACGAGGTGCAGGATTTCATCAAGGGTCTGGCGTGGGATGGAGTGCCCCGGCTGGACACCCTGTTCATCGACTACCTCGGTGCTGACGATTCCCCCTATACCCGCGCTGTCACCCGCAAGGCGTTTGTCGGTGCTGTGGCCCGCGCGATGGAGCCGGGATGCAAGTTCGATAATATGCTGATTCTGTGCGGGCCGCAGGGCCTCGGCAAGTCCACGCTGCTGGACAGAATGAGCAAGGGCTGGTACAACGACAGCATCCGCACGTTCGAGGGCAAAGAGGCATCCGAGCTTTTGCAGGGCGTTTGGCTGGTCGAAGTGGCAGAGCTTGACGCTTTCCGCAAAACAGATGTTTCCCGCATCAAGCAGTTTTTGAGCCTGCGCTATGACCGCTACCGCGCCGCCTATGGTCGTAATGTCAAGGAACTGCCCCGCTGCTGTGTCTTTTTCGGCACCTGCAACGTCAGCGATTTTCTGCAAGATACCACGGGCAACCGCCGTTTCTGGCCCGTGGACGTAGGGCAAGGCGAACTGATTCACCGCGCATGGGACTTGACCGATGACGAAATCAATCAGATTTGGGCTGAGGCAAAGATGCGCTGGATGATGGGAGAGCCGCTGTTCCTGACTGGTGATCTGGCAGACGCGGCCCGCGCACGGCAGGAAGATCACCGCGAGGCATCCGTCCGCGAGGGCCTTATCCGCGATTTTGTGGAGCGTGATGTTCCCACGAACTGGCTTGATTGGCCGCTGGACAAGCGCCGCGATTACTGGGCTGGGGCTTGCAAGGGACAGGACATCCCGACGATGCCCCGTGACCGCATTTGTGCCGCCGAGGTTTGGTGCGAACTTTTCAACGGCGCCCCGCGCGACATCAAGCAGGCAGACACCCGCGAAATCAACGCCGTGCTGGCAAGCACCCCCGGATGGGAGGCTAACCGGGGCATGAAGTTTGGGCCGTACAAGCAGCAGCGCGGTTATCGGAGATTCAACAGACAGGCGTAACGTGTATAAAAATCAACTGACACTTTAAGCCAAAAAGCTGACACTTCCTTATATGCCAAGTGTCAGAACCGTCAGAAGTGTCAGTCAAATATGAAAAAATCGTGAACAAGCGCACTGACACAACTGACACGCAAAATACAAGTGTCAGTTAAAGTGTCAGCCTAAATTTTAACGATGTATCGTTGCAATATATCTATAACTGACACTTCTGACACTTAAAATAAATAAAAATAAAAATAAGTAAAATAACGCGCGTGAGAGCGCATATACTCCCGTATTTACAGGTCTATACGCGCGTGCGCGTGTGTCAGTCAGGTGGACAAGCGCGGCGGCGATGCCGCGAAAAAGATGGGAGGTTATTAGGATGCCGGAATTGGAAAAGGTCATCGAGCGCAAGCTGCGTGACGGTGTGAAGAAATTGGGCGGCGGGGCGCAATGCCTGAAATTTGAAAGCCCCGGCACATCTGGGGTGCCCGATAGGATGATCCTGTTGCCGGGAGGTCGTGTCGTGTTCGTGGAGCTTAAACAGGTTGGCAAGCGGGAGCGAATGCGGCAGACGTATGTACAGAATCAGATGCGGCGGCTGGGCTTTACCGTGTTCAGCACAGTATCGACCCCGGAACAGGTGCAGACGATTCTCAGCCATTGCGAGGAGGTCATGCGGCAAGATGGATTGTAAAGAGTTCCACCCCTACCCCTATCAGCAGTTTTGCATCCAGCACATTATCGATCACCACGCCGCCGGGCTTTTCGTGGACATGGGCATGGGTAAAACCGTGATGACGCTGACCGCGTTTAACTATCTCAAGTATTATGCGTGGCAAATTCGGCGATGCCTCGTCATTGCGCCGAAAAAAGTTGCCGAGGCAACATGGCGCACCGAAATTTCAGGGTGGCAGCATCTGCGGCATCTGCGCTGCTCCGAGGTGCTGGGAACAGCTACACAACGCCGCGCCGCGATGGCAGTGAATGCCGACATCTATGTGACGAATCGGGACAATGTGCAGTGGCTTGTCAAAGAGTACGGCAAGGCGTGGCCGTTTGATATGGTCGTGCTTGACGAATCGTCATCGTTCAAAAACCATCAAGCCAAGCGGTTTAAGGCTCTGCGGTCAATGCGACCCAAAATCAAGCGCATTGTGGAGTTGACCGGCACCCCCTCGCCGCACGGCTTGATGGATTTGTGGGCGCAGGTCTACTTGCTGGACGGTGGGCAGCGTCTGGGCCGCACGATCTCTGTTTACCGTGATATGTACTTTGAGCCGGATAAGCGCAGCAGGTCGCAGATATTTACTTACAAGGCCCGCCGGGGCGCGGCAGATGCCATCTATGCCGCTATCAGTGATATTTGCATCAGCCTGTCCAGCGATGACTATCTGACCCTCCCTGACCGCATCTATGATGAGATACCCGTCAAGCTGGACGCCCCTGCCGCCGCCGCGTACAAGCGATTGGAGCGGGATGCACTGTTGCAAGTGGACGAATCGACCATCACAGCGGGCACGGCGGGAGTGCTGGCAGGCAAGCTGTTACAGCTCTGCAATGGGGCTGTGTACGATGAGGATGGCAAGGTCATCCTCATCCATGACTGCAAGCTAGCCGCGCTGGTGGAGTTGATCGAGGGTCTGCACGGTCAACACGCTCTGCTGTTCTACTGGTTTCAGCACGACCTCGCCCGTATCCTCGCCGCCCTTGAGCCGCTGGGCTTGCGGGTGCGCGTGTATAATGGCCCCGATGATGAACGGGCCTGGAACGCGGGCGAGGTGGACATTCTGCTGGCGCATCCCGTGTCCTGCTGCTATGGCCTCAACCTGCAACACGGCGGGCATCATATCATCTGGTTTGGGCTGACATACTCGGCGGAGGTCTATTTGCAGGCAAACAAGCGGCTACACCGACAAGGGCAGACGCATCCTGTCGTCATCCATTCGCTGGTCGTGCAGGGCGGGCAGGATGAGGATGCCATCGCCACGGTCATGGGCCGTGTCACTGAACAAAACCATCTGCTGGAATCCCTAAAAGCAAAAATCATCACGGCAAAGGAGGCCGTCTGACTATGACGATGAAGGAATTATCGCAACTCTACTGGCTGAATGTGGAGATTGACCGTGATAAACAGCGCCTGGCAGAACTTGAGGCCCGCGCCGCATCCCCCGGTGGGCCGAATATGTCCGGGATGCCCGGTGGCGGCGGTGCAGGGTCGAATGTGGAGATCGCGGCTCTTGAAATCGTCGAGCTGAAAGCAAGCATCGAGGCAAAGATCATCCGCTGTGCCACAGAACGGGCGCGGCTCATCGGCTATATTGATGCGGTGCCTGACAGCCGTATGCGTGAGATTATGTACTTGCGTTTCGTGGACGGTCTGCCGTGGGCACGGGTGGGCGCGAGTATGGGGTACACGGGTGATGGCGTGCGCAAGGCTTGCAAGCGCTATATTGACGAGAGCGCGGCCTAAAATCACGAAAACAGCGGACAAAAGCGGATTTTTTAATAAACTGTCCGTTTTTGTCCGCTGTGTCGGTTGTATTCTAATCGCTATTATTATAATATTACATTGCGGGTTTAGGGCGAGGGAGTTATGGGTACTCCCTCGCTCGTGGTTTCCCCGCTGTCACCTCCATGCGCCGCCACGTGTATAAGCGCGGCGGCGTTCGTGTTTGCGCCGAGGGGGTATAGAACCTATACGCTGGGTGCGCCTCTCACGCCCGGCGCTGTGCAGGCCCTTGACCCCTGCGCTAAATTTCACCCCGGTAACCTACGGTGCCGGGGCATTTTACCGCATAGCTGCTCAATCGGCAATTAGGCGAAAAGGGTGCAAGGCCCTTATGCGGTTCCATTAGGCCATTGCCGTCGTCCGGCCATTGCGGCGGCACACGTGATCTGCACCTCCCCAGTGATGGTAAATTGCGGTTTGTGATTCATCCACGCGGTTCCACCGCTGGCGGTTTCCGATCAGTGGCCTATATTATATCGCACAGTAGAGCATTGGTAGCTCGGCAGGTTCATACCCTGCAAGTAGCTGGTTCGATTCCAGCCTGTGCAACCATGCGAGGCTTGAGGGCATTTCACCTCGCGGCGCGTCCACGGCAAAACGGGCTCTTTCTCCTTTTCCCGTATGACGCGCCTGATTTTGGTTATTATCGCGGTTCGCCGCGAGGGCCGACGACGGTACTGCCACCGTTGACCTACCCCTATATTACGCGCCACAGTGTCACAACTGCGGCGCATTTTTATTGCTTTCCCGGAGGTTTATGGTGTACCGCACAGAGCGCAATTACGAAAATCTCAATAAGGGCATTTTCCCCGGCGCTGGGCGGTTCGACATCCCCATCCTGCGGCCCGAATTGACTACGGCTGAAAACTGGATAAGTTTCAACTACGCCAAAGGGTGCGAGGATCCGTCAGAGCATGGCGTTCACTTTTTCGTTGACGATTACCAGTTCAACCGCATCTGGGCGCATCCCGATAACTACCTCGGCATGATGGCGCGGTTCGACACCGTATGCACCCCCGATTTTAGCACATATACAGACTTTCCCCGCATTATCCAGATTTACAACCATTACCGCAAGCACTGGCTGGGTGCCTATTGGCAGGCCCACGGCATCAAGGTTATTCCGACCATCTCATGGAGTACGCCGGATAGCTTTGCATGGTGTTTTGATGGTGAGCCGATAGGCGGTGCGGTGGCCGTGTCGAGCGTCGGCACACAGGCAAGCCCCGAATCGGCAGACCTGTTCATGGTTGGGTACAATGAGATGCTACGGCGCTTACAACCCGCGCAGATCATCTTCTACGGCAAGGTGCCCGCCGGGTGTGAGGGAAACATTTTTCACGTTACAGCGTTTCAGGAAAAACTCAAGGCGCGTGTTCGCGCCGGAAAGGACGATACCGATGGGCGGTAGAGGAAGTAACAGCGGTATGGCATCCAGCGGTTCGATAGCTCCGCAGCCTCAGATTAACCCGGCACCGCAAGCAATGCCCGCGCCCGCTGTGGCAGTTCAGAGCGCTCCGCCCTCGACTGCGCCGCAGGCAATGGGCGGCGGACCGTTGCTGAGCGGTGGCCCGATCAGCTACACACCGTTGAATCAAAAAGACGAGGCTGATCTCGGTAAGGTCTGGAACGGCTACGACATCAACACCAAGCTCGCTATTAACCAGTACATCCGTCAAGACCAAACCAATAATGGCTATGGCGTGGGTCAGAATCTTAACCACAAGCTGGAAAATGGGCAGGCGCTTAACGCAAATGAGCAGTACATGGTGAATATGATGGATTCGGCCATGCACCCGCTCGGCAAAAATACCACGCTTATCCGTGCTGCGCATCAGGATTTTTTGGAGGCGCTGGGCGTTAAAAATTATCAGCGCATGACCGACGCGCAGCTCAATGCCGCCGTGCAGGGCGTTGAGTATACTGAGAAAAAGTTCGTTTCTACGGCCTATGATGCCAAAAAGAATCCCTTTATCGGAGGTTCTCAGTCTGGTGGCCGCGAGGTGTTTATCAACATTTCGACCCCGGCGAGCACCAACTGCATCATGGGCAATTTGAAGCAGGCTGAAATTATTCTCTCCCGCGATACTAAGTACCGTGTCAAAGGTGCCCATTTTGACGGCACCTATGCAAATCCGCGTGTTGGCGGCACACTGCCACGCGTAGTCGTGGATGTCGAAATTTACGAGTAAGGAGGCTCGAAATGGCAAGCAAGCAGAAAAAAAGCGCCGAATCCGGCAGCCGTTTTATAGCAACTGGTAAAAGCGTGACGATCATCAAAAAGCCCGCCAAGAAGGCCTCGGCCAAGAAAGGCGGTAAATAATATGGGCGGCAGAGGAAGTAACAGCGGCTTGAGTGCGTCATCGCTCGGCGGGTCTGGCGGTGGCGCCAATTTACCCCTGTTAGTAGTACCGCTAGCAAGTGTTCAGCCTCAACAGCCGCCCGTGGCCCCACAGAATCAGCCCGCGCCGCCTACTCCGGCCAGCCTTGCGCCTAATGCGCCCCCGATGGGTGTTACGCTTTCGGATGTTCAGCAAATGGATGATACAGGTATGCACGATTTCTTGATTAACGTACAAAGCGTCGATATGCCGCAGTTCCTATGCGATTCTCATTTGCAGCGCATGATTTACGGTTTAGGTATGAATGATAAACCGCAGATTGTTTCCGATAAGCAGCTCAATGCGATGGTTAAACAGGGCGCTGTTCCCATTTATCGTACTGTCAATGACAGTGACGATGATGTTCAGGGAATTTCGATGACATCTGACGATATTTGTGATATGATGACAGATGGTAGTCTGAGTTATGTGGGCCGTGGCATCCACGGTGATGGCCTGTATTTCTCCGACAGTAAGCGCGGTTCTAAGCTCTACGGAAACCCCGGCCAGAATCCTAAGACCCTGCGGGCTGTTTTGAATCCGGCCAAGGCCCGCGCAATCAGTGAATCCAGTTTGCAGAGCGCCTATGATGCTTTTGTTAAAAGCCACCCTCGCACGCGCCGCGCGTTGGGCTTTGCCAAAGCGCACAGCACAAGCGATAGTATGAGTCAGTTTGCGCTGCTTATGGGTTATAATGTCATCACTACCAAAGTCGGCTACAATGAAACGTATTACACGGTCATTGATCGTAGTGCCCTTACTATGTCGAAAACCCGCGTATAAGCGGTATTTTAGGAGGTACGCATAATGTCCAATATTGATGAAAAGCTGTCTAAAATGACCCGTGCGCAGGCAAACGCCCTCGCAGACCATCTCAACGCGGGTTATAACAAGCCCGCGTACAAGCCCACTGCCAAGACCAAAAAGAAAACCACCGCCCCGAAAAAGGCCATGGCTAAGAAGCCCACCGCCAAAAAGGGCAAGTAACTGAATACCCCTTAGCACTCAGCGCTGAAATGCGCTGGGTGCTTTTTTATTTTTACTGATAGGAGGTGGCAGCAGATGCCCGAAAATACCGAGGCTATGCCGGAGATCAGCGCAAGCCCCGCGCCGCAAGACGCGAAGCCCGCCGACACCGGCGAGAAAAAGCAGAAAAAGCCTCGCAATACGTCCGGGATGAAACCGCCACTGAATCAGCTCCCCCCGGAGGAGGCGTTCGCCATCCGCTCCAAAGGCGGCAAGGCAGCGGCCAAAAAGCGCCGGGAGGAGAAGCTGGTAAAGGATGCCCTGCTGAACCTGCTGACGAAACCTCAGCACAAGAAAAAGGGCGGCAAGGCCCACTACAAGGCCAGCGCCGAGTTGACGAGCTATGATGATGTGTTCTCTGAGAATACGACCCTCATGGTGCAGATGCTCATTCCCCTTATCCAATCTGCCATCAATGGCAATATTGAATCCCTGTTCGCCATTCTGCGCGTTCTAGGGCAGGAACCGGGCACCCCCGGCCAGTTTGGCGTTGACGAGTTCACCCCGCCTGAGCCGCCCATAGAGGGCGCAGGCGGCCCCGGCAAGACTGAACCAGCCAGCGATCCCAATGCGGTGCGCATCCATCTGATACGCGGTGAGAGACCCGTGACCGAGGGCGATGCCTCTGCAGTGGAGCAAGCTGACACCGATCAGGCAAACGCGGCTACACCCGTCACGACCCCCGCCGATGGGGAGGCGGTTTCTGATGCCTGATGTTTACATCGAAGATGTCATCGCACCCAACTATGATGAGCTGCTGTATGATGTTCTCGATCATCGGCACTCGCAATATCTCCTCAAGGGCGGGCGCGGTTCGTTGAAATCGTCCTTTATCGGCTTTGCCATCCCGCTGATTATGGTTCAGCCGGGAAACGAGGCTTGCAATGCTGTCATATTCCGTAAGACCGCCAACACCCTGCGTGATTCCGTTTACAGCCAGATGGTCTTTGCCCTTGACAAGCTGGGTCTTGACAACGAATTTATCTGTCATGTTTCCCCCATGAGCATCACCCGGAAAAGCACCGGACAGACAATTCTTTTTCGCGGGCTTGATGACCCGATGAAGCTGAAATCGTTGAAATTCCCCAAAGGGTACTGCGCCATCACATGGTTTGAAGAAGCGGACACGTTCGATGGGATGAAAGAAATCCGAAACGTGCTGCAATCTACCAACCGTGGCGGCTCTAAGTTTTGGAATTTCATGTCGTTCAACCCGCCCATCACCCTGAACAACTTTATGAATCAGGAGGCGCTTGTCCAGCGCCCCGATAGGCTGGTTCATTCCAGCACTTATCTGACCGTGCCGCCTGAATGGCTCGGTCAGATGTTCTTTGATGATGCGGAGCTGTTGCGGCAGACCAACCCCCGCGCCTATGAGCATGAGTATCTGGGCATTCCCACGGGCACGGGCGGCGAGGTGTTCAGCAACCTTGAATTGCGCGAAATCACCGATGCCGAAATTGCGTCGTTTGATTACATCTACGAGGGCATCGACTGGGGCTGGTATCCCGACCCCAACCATTGGAGCAAGATGTGCTATCGCCCCTCGAAGATGACGCTCTATATTTTCGATGAACTGCGCTGCAACAAAACCCCGAATGAGGTTTTCTGGCAGCGCTTGCAGAAAGAAAAGAACGTAACATCGCAAGACCTCATTATTGCAGATAGCGCCGAGCCGAAATCCATTGCGGACTTGAAAGCCTACGGCGCGTCCATCCGTCCCACTGAAAAGGGGCCGGATTCCGTGCGGTACAGCATGAAATGGCTGCAATCGTTGGTGAAAATCGTTGTTGACCCCAATCGATGCCCGGAAACGGCTCGAGAGTTTGCCGAATACGAATACGAGCGCACCAAGGACGACGAACTGACCGGGCAATACCCCGATAAGGACAACCACAGCATTGACAGTGTGCGGTACGCGCTCAATCCAATCTGGAAACGGCGCGGCCTGTGAGGTACAGCCCATGTCTATTTTTTCAAATATCTATACCATGATAAGGCAGGTGTTAGGCAGAGTGATTCCGTATCAGAATATCCAGCAGGTGGAGAACATCGACACACCGCTGTCGCAGGAGATGCAGATTGCCCTCGAAGCATGGCACCGAGCCTATCTGGACAGACCCAGCTACAAAAATGAGCAGGTCAAAACCCTCAACATTCCCGCGTTCATCGCATCCGAGATTTCCCGACAGGTCACACTTGAATTTAAGTGGAGCATTACGGCGGGCAAGGACGACAGCACCGGCGAGGACATCACCAACCCGCGCTCGGAGTTTCTGAGCAAAGAGTTTGAAAAGCTGGCTACACAATTACGGAGCAAAACTGAGATCGGATGTGCGGCGGGTGGCATGACGATAAAGCCGTATGTCCGTGACGGGCATATCTATTTCGACTATACCCCCGATTGGGATTTGTATCCCATTGCTTTCGGTGATGATGGCGACTTGTCCGATGTCGTTTTCCGCGATGTGTTCTCGGAGGGCAAAACCTACTATTCCCGCCTTGAGCGGCACACCGTTGATGGTGACAAAATCAAAATCACCCAGCGGGCATTTAAGTCCAGTTCCCGTGATGCTCTCGGCAAGGAAATCGCTCTGACGGAAGTACCGCAATGGAAAGACCTCAAGCCCGTGGTCTATGTCAACAATGTGGACGGGCAGCTTTTCGGATGGTTTCGCGTGGCCTCGGCAAACACCGTTGACCCGATCTCCCCCATGGGTGTGGCAGTATTTGCTAAGAGCATGGACACCATCAAGGAGGCTGACACACAGTACAGCCGTTTGCTGTGGGAGTTCGAGGGCGGCGAAATGGCCGTTGACGTTGACCCGATGGCGCTGCGGCCCATCGATGGCGTTATGCGTAACGGCGCAAAGGCTATGGACATCCCCAAGCTGAATGAGCGCCTGTTCCGCGCGGTTGATCTGGGCAGCGATGATACCTACCATGTATTTGCCCCGCAGTTGCGTGACAGTTCTCTTGTGGCTGGTCTGAATCAAATCTTGATGAAGATTGAAGATCAGTCCGGCCTCGCCCGTGGCACCCTCTCCGATGCCAACACAGAGGCCCGCACGGCCACTGAGCTGACTATCCTACGTAATCGTACCTATACCACCATCGCCGACAACCAGCAGGCCCTTGAGCGGGCGCTGCGTGAAGTCGTACGGGCGATGGATAAGTACGCTGACCTGTATAACCTCGCCCCTGCCGGTGACTATGAGGTGTCGTTCGATTGGGATGATTCCGTTATCGCCGACACCGAAACCCAGTTGCAGCAGCGGCTCCTCATGCTCAACAACGGCATGATGAGCAAGACTGAGATGCGTATGTGGTTTTTTGGTGAAACCCGCGCACAGGCCGAAAAAGCCTTGCAGGAAGTTCAGCAGGAAAAAGTCAGCGAAATGCAGGCCGCTATGGCTATCCAGCAGCCCAATCCCGACCAGAGCGATGTCACTGTTCCCACGGACAATGACAATGCCGATCGGGATGGGGGCAACACGGCTACACCGTTTGGGAGTGGCCTCGGCGAGGAGTGATGACCCGTGCTGACCCCAAAAGAGCTTGATGCCGCTGTTCGCAAAATGATTGCGAATCTGGATGAAGTCAATCTGTATTTCATCCAGAAAATAGCGACCCAGATAAAGAAAATCGGCGAGATGAACCCCACCAGTATACACCGCTATACGATCATGCTGGAAATGGGTGCAGGCATTGCTGATATTTCCGGCAAGCTCCAAGCCGCAACCCGGCTGACACAACAGCAGATGGCCGTTGTGTACAACGCCGCCTTGCAGGATAACTTCACCGACCCGCGATTCAAAGCCGCGCTGGCGGCGCATCCGCTGCCCCGTGAGGAGAATCAGCGGCTCATACAGTATACGCGCAACATCGCCGCGCAGACCTCCGGGGCGCTGCAAAACCTGTCTAATACGACTGCCATATCTGTACCATACCAACAGGCCATTGATAAGGCTATTTTGAGCGTGTCCACCGGCATGACCGACTACAAATCGGCTATGCGGCAGACCATCAAAGACATAGGCTGGGCAGGGATGCAGGTTCAATACGCAAGCGGCTATCACCGCCGCCTTGATACCGCCGCCCGTCAGAACATCATTGACGGGGCTTGCCAAATCGCCCAGCACAGCGCCGACGAAATCGGCAAGGCGCTGGGCTATGATGCCGTGGAGCTGTCCGCACATCTCAACAGCGCCCCCGACCATGAGCCGGTGCAAGGTCATGTTTTCCTGCTGGCCGAATACGCCAAGATGCAGGCGGGCATGGCCTGCGTGGATGTGGACGGTCATCACTTTGCAGGATTCAAGCGTCCTATCGGCGAGTGGAACTGCGGGCACTTTGCCGCGCCGTTCAGCACCGAATACTCGGTGCGAAAATACTCCGACCACCAACTGGCGGCATGGATAATGTCAAATCATGCAGGCGTGACTATCGGCAACAAAGAGGGTCTGACCCTCTATCAGTGTTCGCAGATGATGCGAAAAATCGAAACCGATACCCGCCGCTGGAAAGATGTTGCCATTGCGGCACGGGCCGCTAGGGACGATGACCTGCGCCGTGAGGCACAGCAGCACATCAACACCCTAAGCGCCCGATACAATCTCATTGCCAAGCAATCCGGGCTGTCACAGCGCCGTGACCGCATGGCAGTGGATGGCTTTAGGGCCATAAAGGTAAGCGCCTGAAATGGCGCTTTTTCTGTGTTATCACGCCGTTTTTGGCTGATAAATAAATACCCGGCATTGCAGGGAAATAAATGCGATGGCGCGACGTGCGCGGAGTGGCCGCGCGATTATAAGCTAAATCAATCGCGGCGAAAGGACAATCTTATGGAATTGCTCAAAAATCTGTTTTCTGAGGGCGAGGCACTGACCTACGATCAGTTGACCGAAAAGATCAGCGCGGCGGGTCTGAAACTCGCCAATATCGCGGACGGTTCCTACGTCAGCCGCGATAAGATGGATTCCAAGGTCAAGGGCTTGCAGGGCCAGATTTCCGACTTGCAGGGGCAGGTCAAGCAGCGTGACACCGACATGGCCGAATTGCAGACCAAGTTGACCGCCGCACAGACCGATGCCGACAAGCTGGCATCCGTTCAATCCGATCTCGCGGCACTGCGTCAGCAGCGCGAGAATGACGGCAAGGAGTGGGAGCGGAAAATCACCGCACAGGCGTATGAATTTGCCATCCGCGAAAAGGCGGGCGAGGTCAAGTTCAGCTCCAATGCCGCGAAAAAGCAGTTTATCGCGGATGCCATCGCCAAACAGTTTAAGCAGGACGAGAATGGCAAGATGCAGGGCTACGACGAGTTTCTGACCCAGTACAAAACCGACGACCCCGGCAGTTTTGTCGTTGATGAACCGGCCCCGGCTAAGAAAGGCCCGTCTATCACGGTTCCCGCAAAGCCCGATGGAAACCCGCACAAAATGAGCTTGTCCGAGCAGATGGCGGCAGCAAATGCCGATCCCAACTTCGTGCCCGATTTTAACTAATCGAGCTACACCCGACGAACCCCTAAAAAATCAACAGGAGGCATAACCACATGGCAATCTTTGATTTCAAAAACTTCAATGGTAACGTGTTCAAGCAGTATGTTGACCGCGTTCCCAACCTGAACCGCAACGAGCTGATTAAGTCCCGCGCCATCAAAAAACGTCAGGACATCGCGCAGTCCATGAGCGATCAGGTCGGTGGCAACTACGTCACCATCCCCCTGCGTGGCATCATCAGCGGCGCCGTCCCTCAGAACTACGATGGCTCCACCAACATCACCGCCACCAACACCAAGACTTTCTCCCACTCCCGCGTTGTCGTGGGCCGCGCACAGGCATGGACTGAGCGCGACTTTTCCTATGACATCACCGGCGGCGAGGATTTTCTCGCCGATGTCGCCGCTCAGATTGGCGAATACTGGGATGAAGTCGATCAGGCCACCATCATCAAGATTCTGACCGGCGTTTTCGCCATGAAAGACGCTGAGGGCGTGAAGTTCGTCCGTGAACACACCTACGATGTCACCGGCAAGACCAATTCCGAGGGCGCTCTGGGCCTGATGGACGGCACCTCTCTGAACACCGCCATGCAGCGTGCTTGCGGCGACAACAAGGGTGCGTTCAGCCTCGCCATTATGCACTCTGCCGTTGCTACCGGCCTCGAAAACCTCAAGCTGCTGGCGTACATGAAGTACACCGACAAGGACGGCATCGAGCGCGAGCTGCAGATCGGCACCCTGAATGGCCGCACCGTTCTGGTTGATGACTCCATGCCTGCCGTGGAAACCGTCACCACCCCGGAGGTGCAGGGCGTTTACACCATCACTGTCAACACCGCTGGCACCGATGGCAACACCATCACCGTGGACGGTCAGACCTATACCTTTGCCGCATCCACCTCCACCGCCAACAAGACCCTCAAGACCGGCGATACCGCTACCGAGGCTCAGGCGCTGAAAACTGTGCTGTCTGCTCAGTACGAGGGCAAGTTCATCGTCACCGTTTCTGGTGCTGTCGTTACCCTCAAGCAGATTTTCGGCGGCGAGGGCAATCTGCCTGTCGTGACTGTTTCCGGCGCTGTCAAGGCCGCTGCCGCCCAGACCACCGCAGGCGTGGCTAAGGTGTCTCAGACCCGTTACACTACCTACGTTCTGGGCGACGGTGCTATCGAGTACACCGACTGCGGCGCTAAGGTGCCTTACGAGATGGATCGTGATCCCCACACCAACGGCGGCGAGGACACCCTTTATGGCCGTCAGCGCAAGTGCTTTGCCCCCTACGGCATCAACTTCACCAAGGCCAAGATGAAGAGCCTGTCTCCCACCGATGACGAGTTGGAGAACGGCGAAAACTGGGAATTGGTGAACTCCAACGAGGCCGAGGGCAAGCAGTACATTGCCCGCAAGGCCATCCCCATCGCCCGCATCCTCTCTCTGGCCTGATTTCGGATTGCTGAGGGGGTTACGCATGGCGCACGATATGTATCTCACCTATGAGGAGTATTTGGCCCTGGGCGGCGCCATTGATGCCGCTGCGTGGCCTCCGCTGGAATGTGCCTGTAGAAAGCGCATTGATCGCATAACGGATTGCCGTGTCCAGAACATGGCTGAGGTTCCGAAGGCGGTCAAGCTCTGCATTTTTGCGCTGGCACAGATGGAGAGTGCCGTCGGCCCCGTGGCACAGGTCACATCACCCACGGTCACATCGTTCAGTACGGATGGCTACACTGAAAACCACGGGAACATGCCGAACGCCGAGGAGGCAGCCAAGCAGATGAACGCCATTGCGGCGGATATGCTGTACGGTGAGCTGGACGATTACGGCGTTCCCCTGCTGTATAGAGGGGTGAGGTAAAATGCAGCTTTGCAATGACACCATCACCCTATACAACCGGCGATTCGACCCGGATGAGGATTGCGATGTTTATGAGCGCACCATCATCCGGGGCGTTCACTGGTTCAACTCTGAGGCAACCACCGTTGACAGCACCGGGCTGAAAGCTGCAAACAAGGTCACAATCCGCATCCCCACGGATGCGGATTTCGGCGGCAAGGTGTATCTGCCCCCTAAGCAGTATGCCGTCACCAATGACCCTGCATCCGCTTTCACACTGGCCGCTGGCGATCTCGTGGTTTTGGGCATCGGCGCAGAGGATCTGCGCCCCGCCGCCATCCATAACACCTACTCCGAGGCCGCAACCATTTTGCAGGTCACAGACAACCGCCGCGCTCCACGAGGACGGCACTGGAAGGTGATAGGTTCGTAATGCAATTATCTGTTAATGCACAATTTGATTTTGACGACATAAGCGCTACTTTGGAAAAGCATGGCTTTGGCGATCATGGCATTGTGCAAAAGACTATCGATAACGCCGTGATACGTTGGTGTATGGATTATACACCCGCTGACACGTTTATGCTTGCAAAAAGCCCGTATGCGGCATCTGACATCGGTTCTGGTATCATCGTTTATCCCGGTCCATACGCACACTACATGTATGTGGGCGAGGTCTATGGGCCTAACATCCCGGTTTTTGATGATAACAGCGGTACTCCTACGCGTTTTTTTTCGCGTCCTGGCGAAAAGAAAAAGCCTACAGGTCGTGCCATCCAGTATAAAACCGATAAAAATGCGCTGGCCGGGCCATTTTGGGCAGAACGGATGAAAGTAGACCACATTGACGACATCATAAAGGAGGCTAAAAATGTCGCAGGTATCAAATAGTATCGATAGTTTGCGGCAGTGGTTTCGTCAGTGTCCGCTCTTGTCGAAAAGCAATCGCTTTGGCGCTGACTACCTGGGCGAAAATCCTACCGAATACGCCATCTACGCCTCGCCGTCCACGCTGAAATACCGGGAAAATATTCTGGGCGAAAGCGTTTTAGAGGATAAGCAGACGCAAAACTACATTTTCGCCACGCGCGAAAATTATGGTTCTGATGTCAAACAGAATTCTAACAATCTCGCCTTTTTCACGGGGCTTATTGCCTGGATGATCGAACAGAACAATGCCCGAAACTTCCCCCACATGGAGGAGGGTCGGGTTACTGCCATCGTACCGACGCTGACCGCCTATCCGGCACAAGTCGGTTCGGACAGCGCAAAATATCAGATTCAGATACAAATTACATATAGGAGAAACTGATAAACATGAAACTGGAACGCAAATATATGGCCCACTACCTGAACGCCCACTTTGCCAAGGACAGCGAGGGCGAGGCCAGCTACGTCCGCCTGGGCGCGGACCTTGAGGAGTACAGTCCTGAGCTCTCTGCCAACGTGGAAAAGAAGAACAACATCCTGGGCCAGACCTCTGTCACCATCGACAGCTACCAGAAGCAGGGCGAGGTAAGCCCCTACTACGCCGAAAAGGGCGATCCCCTGTTTGAAAAGCTGCAGGCCATCATCGACGGCGACCTGGTGCTGGATGACCTGAAAACCGACATCGTGGAGGTCAAGCTCTGGGAAAGCGGGACGTCCGGTACCTTCCCTGCTGTACGCGAGGAATGCTACGTCGAGGTATCCAGCTATGGCGGTGACACCACGGGCTACCAGATCCCCTTCAACGTTCATTATACCGGCGTCAAGACGCAAGGCACATTCAACACTTCGACCAAGACTTTCACTCCCGCGGAGTGATGAGCCCAGAGGAGGCGCAGCATGGAACTGAAAATTGACAGAGGCTTGAAGAGTTACGAGGTGACTGACGCAGACGGTACACAGCTGGGGACGATTTATATCAACCCCGCTGATGTAGGTATCGCGGCACGACTGGAAGAGGCGCGCAGCGCAATCCAGAAATTGGCCGATGGCCTGACTGACGACGCGCAGATTTCCGACGTTGTGGACGCCGACCAGGCCATCAAGGCGCAGGTGGACTACATCTTCGGCAGTAAAGCTTCTGACGTATTCTTCAAAGGCATCTCGGCGCTGGCCCTGCTGCCTGATGGCACAATGGTCTTTGAGAAAGTCCTGCAGGCGATTGTCCCCATTATCCAGGACGCAGTAGGAGACGCCGTCAAGGCCAGCCGGAAACGCGTGCAGACGCGCACCGCCGCCTACGCTGATAAAACCAAGGGCCTCGCCCCTGGCCAGAAGGCGTGAGCGCGTGGGAGCTTCCCACCACCGTAGACGTGTGCGGGCAGACGTTCGCAATCCGCTCTGATTTCAGGGCGGTGCTCGATGCCCTGGCCGCACTGGCAGACCCCGAACTATCCCAGCAGGAGCAGTACCTCGCCTGCCTCGAAATCATGTACCCAGACTGGCAAGCGCTGCCCGACGCCAATGCGGCGCTCCGGGCGGCGTTTACTTTTATCAACGCGGGCCGAGAAGAATCTTCCGCAAAGCATCTCCCCCGCTTGGTGGACTGGGAACAGGACGCGGGGATGATCGCGCCGGCCGTGGATAAGGTGCTCGGGTACAGCTGCCGCCGGTGCGAGTACCTACACTGGTGGGAGTTTCTGGGCGCATTTTATAGTATTGGTGATGGACTGTTTGCGCAGGTTGTCAACATCCGCAGCAAGCAAGCCAAGGGCAAAAAACTGGAAAAGTCCGAATTGGAATTTGCCAGAGAGAATGCTCGCCTTATCAAGATTCGTGCTCCTGAAAGCGCCGAAGATAAGGCAGAAAAAGAAAGATTGCTGAAATTGCTGGGGCCTTAAAAGGCATTTGACAGCCCATACGATAGCATTTTAGCCACTGCAAAGCCCTATCCGAAAACGGATAGGGCTTTCTTATGCCTAATAGGAGGTGAAACCTTGGCAGACGGCTCTATTATCATTGATGCCCGCCTCAATAAAAAAGGTGCCGAATCCGATCTAAAAGCATTGCAGGCCAAGGCCAAGAGTACAGCTCAGCAGATTGCGGCTGTAGATAAGCAATTAGGCGGCGCTCAGACAAAGCGGAATGCGCTGGCCGACAGCCTTGAAAGTGCTCGCCAAAAAGCACGTGAAACTGCCGATGCATTAGACGAGGTAAACCGCCAGATTGATGCCGCTGAACAAGCACACCTACAAAGCATCAAAAGTGATTACCCCAGTATGAGCGATGCGGGGGTACAGAAAGTCTTGAAAGCTCGTATGCAGGGCGAAACCAAGCTGATGGAACAGCAGAGTAAACTTCTCGCCTCGTCGAGTAATCAAGAATCCGTTCTGAATGAAACCACCTCCTCTTATCAAGCTCAAGACAGCGCTGTCCAGGCGTTGCAGCAGCAACATGATGCCTTAACAGCGCAGCTGGAGCAAGAAAATCAGGCGGTGAAACGCCAGAAAGACCTGATCCAGCACATTTCCGGGGACGACGAGATGCAAGCCTACTTCAATAAGCAGGCAGCTGCCATCGAATCGTCCTTTGCTAAGATCGAGGAGCGCCAGCGCAAGCTCTATGGAGACACCGAGGAGACAGCCACACAGCACGCAGAACGCATTGTAGCTGAAACCAAGAAAGCGCTCGCAGCGCAAGACAAAGACAGCTCGCAGCGCCCCGCATCGGCCTCACAGAGTACGCCTGCAAAAAATCCCGGCGCGGGGTTACTCGATAAAGCGGTCGGCGGCGCACAGAGAAGAGCGGAAAAACTGGGTAGCACGCTCTCTGGCATGCTCAGCAATGCTCTTCGTTCGGTTGGCAGCCTTGGTACGAAAGCTTTCGGTGTAATTCAGCGCGCCGTGCAGAGCATGCGTAACCGGCTGACGCAGAGCGCGAAGGCTCTCGCCCGATTCCGCAACCGCCTGATGAGCCTCGTATCGGGCGCCCTGATATTCAATCTCGTCAGTGCGGGGCTGCGCAAGATGACTGAGTGGATGAGCTCCGCAATGCTTTCCTCGGCTTCGTTGAGGGCTGCGCTCGGCAACCTTGAGGGCGCGGCCATGACGGCAGCCGCACCGCTGATTCGGGCGCTCACACCCGCGCTGACGGCCATCGCAAACGCAGCAGCAACGGCATTGTACTACGTTGCCAAGCTGATCTCCTTTCTCACGGGCAAATCCATAGGGGCCAGCCAGAGCGCGGCCAAGGCCATGGGCAAATACGCCAAAGCCGCGAAATCGGCGGGCAAAGAGGCTAACAGTACGCTGGCGAAGTTCGATGAGATTGATCGGCTGGACAACAAAAACAGCGGCGGAGCAATTACCCCGAACTATGACTTCTCTGGAGAGAATCCGTTCCTGGACGAAGTTCTGCAAGCCATCGAGGATGGAGACTGGTACGGAGTAGGCCGGCTGATTGGTGAGAAGCTCCGGGATGCGCTGAACGCCATTCCATGGCCGGATATTCAGGGCAAAGCCCAGGAATGGGCGATGAATCTCGCTAACTGCATCAACGGATTTATCGAGACCCCGGGTTTGTGGGAGTCCATCGGCAGCACCATAGCGCAAGGGCTGAACACGGCACTGATACTCGCCGACAATTTGATGCAGGGGATCCGCTGGGAGAGCCTCGGCGCAGGGTTAGCCGCAGGTCTGACCACCGCGGTCAACGAAATCAACTGGCCCTTGCTCGGAAACGTTTTGACCGACGGACTGCGCGCAGCAATTCTGACGCTCTATGGATTCGTGCAGACCTACGCTGGCTGGGCTGACCTCGGCAACAGCATATCCACCTGCATAAATGCTGCAATCGCAAACATTCCCTGGCAGCAAGCCGGAGAAGGATTTAGTGGCTTCGTAATTGGCCTGCTGACCGCTATGATCAACGCCGTGGAGGGCACCAATTGGGATACTTTGGGCCAGAGCATTGTAATGATGATCAGTTCCATCGATTGGGTGGGCATCTTCTCCGCGCTGAGCAACCTGACAGTTGACATACTGACGGCTATCAACAATATCCTCGATCAGGTGAACTGGGACGCGGTCAGCCAGAAGATACAGGACTGCCTGGCCTCCGTCGACTGGGGTGGTATCTTTGATCAGCTCGGAAAACTCCTGAACAACCACTGGCCCCTGCTTCTCGCGGTTTTGGGCGCAGCCCTGCTGCCGCAGATCGGCACGTTCATCCTGTCTTCCGTCTTAAACGCGATTCTTATGGGATTGGGAACCCTTATACTTAGCGTTATCTCCCTTATTGACGGTTGGCCCCTCCTTATTGTTGCGGCGGTGGCCGTTATCCTTGTAGCGGTTATTGAGAGTCTCCGCAAGCACGGGGACGACATCCGCAACGGTATTGATCGATTCGGCGAAAAAATCGCCGAGCTTCTATCCGCGGCAGGAGAAAACATCAAAGAGGTATGGAACGCCTGCTGGACGAGGGTAAAAGAAATTGCTGTGGACCTCTGGGCGAAAATCCAGCAAGACTGGGGCGATTTCTGGACGGGGGTAAAAAACGCTCTCGACACTGCCGCGGCCAACATTAAGCAAGGCTGGAACAACGCCTGGAACGCGCTCGCCAAGATTGTGTCCGACATTTGGGACGGCATCACCGGTACCATCAAGACCGCCGTCAACGGCATCATCGGCTTCATCAATCGGATGATCTCCGCCGTTGTGACCGGCATCAATGCGGTCATCAACGCGCTGAACGGCCTTTCGTTCGACCTGCCGGACATATTCGGCGGCGGGCATGTTGGGTTTAATATCAGCACCCTGACCGCCCCGCAGATCCCCTACCTGGCGCAGGGCGCGGTCATCCCGGCGAACCGGGAGTTTCTGGCCGTGCTGGGCGATCAGAGCCACGGCACCAACGTGGAAGCCCCGCTGGATACCATCAAGCAGGCCGTGGCCGAGGTCATGGAGGACCTGCAGGCAGGCCAGATGGCGGGCTTTGAAGCCGTGGTTTCCGTGCTGCGGGAGATCCTCTCCGCCGTGTACGGCATTGAGCTGACCGACGAGGACGTAGGCCGCGCCGTACAGCGCTGGCAGCGCAAACAGGCCATTGCCACAGGAGGTGTGTAACGTGACCCTGACCAATCTGTTCCAGATCGATGGCAAATCCCTGTACGCACCGGACTGCGACATTGAACCGAGCTATTCCGACCTGGACTCCAGCGATTCCGGGCGCGATGAGGCCGGGTACATGCACCGCGAAGTGGTGCGGGAAAAGGTTGCCACCTGGCCCATCGCCTACAGCTGCCTGACGGACGACGAATACAAGTACACCATCGGGCTGTTTGCAGGCAAGGCAACGTTTCAGTTCACCCATCCCAAAGCCGGCTCTTCCACCGAGACCGAAACCACCACCTGCTACTGCAGCAAATACGGCATCGCCTGGCATAACGCCAAGACGAAACAGTGGAAGAATTTGAAGTTTAACATTATTGAATGCTGACCGGAGGTGAAGCATGTACTACTCCGTTTTGCTGCTGCCAAACGGCACTGAGCTGAAAGGCGGCCAAGCCGGCAGCACCCTTAAAGCTCTCACCCTGCACACTGCGGTAAACGCTGGGCAGGAGTTCACTATTGGCTCTGCGTTTTCGGACTACATCGAAGCCGAAATCTGGGCGGACCCGGGCGGCAGCCTGCAAATTACTGCCGGGGATGCCCTGACGCTGTACCGGCAGGACGATGCCGGGAACCGCACCAAGGTGGGCGTTTTCTATGCTGAAAAGCCCACCCGCACCAAGCGCAACAGCTACAAGGTCACGGCCTACGACACCATGTCCAAGCTGGATGCGGACTTCTCCGGCTGGCTGCGGGCCAATCAGGCACAGTTCCCCAAGACCATCTGGCAGCTGGTTCAGCTGGCCTGCCAGCGGGCAGGGGTCGCGCTTGCCAGCAGCAGCCTGCCCATCAATGGCAGCTACAGCGTGCAGGCGTTCTATGCGGATGATTTAACCTGCCGACAGATTATCTCCTGGGCGGCGGAAGCGGCAGGCTGCTACGCCCACATGAATGCAGACGGCAAGCTGCAATTCTTGACCTACACAGACAAGCGCAGCACGGCCAAAATCACCCCGGATGGTGCTAGCAACAGCACCGCCTATTATGCTGACAGCCTGAGCTACGAGGACTACGCGGTCAAGGCCATTGAGAAAGTCCAGATCCGACAGTCGGACAGTGACGTGGGGGTCATCTACCCCGACAGCACCAATGCCACCAACACCTATGCAGTGCAGGGCAACCTGCTGCTGACAACCGGCACCGAAGCCAACCTGAAAAGCGTTGTTCAAAACCTGTACAACGTGCTGAAAAACGTGACCTACACCCCCTGCAAAGTATCGGTGCCCAGCAGTTCCGGCCTTGCCTGCGGGCAGATCGTACACGTTAAGGACGCACGCGGGCGGGAGTTCGACACCTACCTGATGAGCGCCACAATCTCCTCCGGCAAAGCCAGCTTTGAGAGCGTGGGCAGCGCCAGCCGGGAAAGTTCCAGCGCCGTGAACAGCCAGAGCTACAAGAACCTGACCGGCAAGATGCTGGAGATCAAGACCAGCGTGGATGGCCTGGAAGTAAAGGCCAGCGACCTGACCGGCAAGTACACCGACCTGAAAGCAACGGTGGACGGGCTTTCCTCTGAGGTGAAAAAAGACACCAAAATCACCGGCGGCGGCAACCTGATCCTGGGCAGTGAGAGCTTCAAGAACGCCCTCTCTGGCGGCCCTGGCAGTAGCGTGGTGTATGGCGATGATGGCAGCGCAACAATAACCAATGCGAACACCAACGGGTATTTTATGTTCAACACCGCGGGCGCTCGCATTATAAAAGGCGTCACATTATGCCTGTCCGTTATGTACAAACTCATTTCCGGCACCGATGCGCTGCGGCTGGGCATTACGTTTACGGGCGATAATGGCAAATATTACATTGCCTACATAAAAACCGCTGACCAGCTCGAAATTAAGCAGACAGACGGCTGGGTGCTGCGGTATGGTACATGGACCCCCGGCCAAAACGGTGTTTTGAAAAAAGCCGATTTCGACAGCAATGGCAACTGCACCAATAAGTTTGAGCTGCTTCACCCCATGCTGCAATACGGCAACGCCCCTACTGCCTGGAACGCCAGCTCCGGCGACTATCTGACCCAGGAAAGCGCAAAAAGCCTGTTTTCCCAGACCGCTGACGAGATCAAAACCGAAGTCACCAAGTCAGTGACTGAAACGGTAACGGCCAACGTGAAGGACACCGCTACCAGAGCTGCCAATGATGCCGTTGACAGCAAATTGCAGGATTACGCCACCACCGCAACGGTGGAAAGCCTGAAAGAGGATGTCTCCGGCATCAGCCAAAAGGCAGACAATATCAGCACAACGGTTAGCAGCCTGCAGGAAACAACTACAAACATATCTGATAGCCTGGAAAGCACAAACCAGGAATTTAAGACGATCAAAAAGAATGTAGCCTCCGTTAACCAGAAAGCCGACAACATTACCCAGACCGTGACTCAGCGCATTACGGGCGGCAACAACATTATCACCGGCACCGACGACTGGAACAATGCGACCCTGGATGCAGGCGGCAATGACCTGAACAAAAAAGGGACATACACGATCAGCGGTGAATCCGTCCGAGTGACCAATAGGGCGCAGAACACCCGCTTCCACTTTGGCGCGGACAAAACGCTGGTGATTGCCAAGGGCATGACCTATTGTGCATCGGTACTGTACAAGCTCAACTCCGGCACGGACAGCCTGTTTTTGCAGTTTGAAACCAAGAGCAGCAGCGGCGCAAAAAGTTATTACGGCACCGCGTTCAAGCAGGCCCAGCAGGACATTAAGCTGGACAACGGATGGAAGCTGCGCTGGGCGGCGTTCACGGCGACCGCGGACGGCTATGCAGACGGTCTGTTTGTGAGTACCGCGGACGATAACGCCACCGTTACCAACGATCTGACCATCATGCACCCCATGGTGCAGATGGGCAATGCCCCCACTGCCTGGACGGCCAGCACCGGCGACTATCTGACCGCCAACGAAACCAAAACCGAGATCAAGCAGACGTTTGACACCATCCGGTTGACGGCTTCCACCAGCGGAACCAGCAGCACCATTAAGCTGACGGCGGGCGGAACGGAGATCACCAGCGCACAGATCAACCTATCCGGCGTGGTGACATTTTCGGATTTGAGTACCTGGAACCAGGATAAGACCATTATCAACGGCGGCAACATCACGACCGGGCAGATTCACAACCTGAATTACACCACCGTGTACGACCTGGACAACGCCTGGATTCGCATGGGCACCGAGGCCGGTGAGCGTGTATTTCTGGACAACCGGCACATCGCATGGTATGCCACCATCAACACCGGCAGCATCGGTCTGACCGGCGTGCTGTACTCAGAGGCTGGCAGCTCCTACATTGGGGCGTGCAGCAAGTATGCCAAGTACGGCTGGGTCAACGGACTCGACCCTACATCTTACGTTGGGATGCAGATCACCTACAACCGAAGCGATGACAGCGATGCCGATTTTAATACTACAAGAGTTGGCGTTTCCGGCAAGCTGAATGTACACAACCTGGACGTTTGGGGCGAGAAATCCCGTGTGGTGCCTACTAGCTTCGGCGCGCTGAAAATGGCCGCGTTTGAAACCCCTACCCCGACCTTTGCCGATTGGGGAAGGGGCCAGTGCGGCCCCGAAGGCTGGTGCCTGATTGCCCTTGACCCGCGCTATGCGGAGACCATCGCCCAGCACGGGCAGCCCGCCTGGCTGCTGACGGATTGCGATGGAACCGGCCACCTGTGGGCCGAAAACTGCGGCCAGTATGCCATTATACACGGCGCACCAGGTCAGCAATTTGCATGGCTCTGCATGGCCGCCCAGCGCGGCTATGAGGGCGGCTATGCCGATCGCAGTGACAGCAGCTATCCCGCTGGTACCCCGGCGGGCGTTGAGCTTGCCGCCAGCACCGCCGCCCGTGCGCAGGATGAAAGCACCACCGCCGCAGATGACCTGTTGACTATGGACACCGGCGCAGATGAAACCGCAGACATTTTATTGGATGAATCGGAGGAATTAGCATGAAGAAATTATCCGGCGTGGCAATCGTAACGACCGCTGAGGGCGAACGCGTGAGCTACACATACACCGAATTGGACAGTGATGGCAACATCACCAGCCAGAACAACAGGGCCTCTTTCGTGGCCCTTGATGAAGAGGTTCTGGCGGCCATTGCCACGCTGAAAAATGCCGTGAACGCGCGGCTGTAAGGAGGAAAAGACCATGACCGATACCAAACGCATTAAAGAGTGCAAACGCAAGATTATTGCCGCGATCAATGAAGCGAAAATCCCCTTTGCGGTATCTGAGCTGATCCTCGAAAACATGCTTGCCGTCGTGCGTGAAAATATGGCAGCCGAAGAAGCAGCGGCGGCAAACATCGAAACTCCGAAAACAGAGGAAGAAAAGCTGCCGAACTAGGAGAAAAACGAATGAAACAGGGAACGCAATTTGTGCTGCCCGTGGAAATCGGGATGGATCTGGATGATGTGAGCCGGATCGAATTTGTGTTCAAACAGAAGAGCTGCAAAGGCTTCCCGGCCATTAAATCCAACGTCTGGCCGGATGACTGCACCCGGCAAGTGGGGCAGAACATCATCCTTATCCCCTGGACGCGGGAAGAAACGTACAAATTCCTGGGCGGCGAAACATTGTACATGGACACCCGCATCACGTTACGGGACAGCACTGACCAGCCGCAGACGGAGATTCTGGCGCTTAAAATGAGCCCGACCTTATTCCAGGAGGTTGATGGTGCATGATCCAGGTGCGAGTGGCCCAACAGAGCACCGTATCGGTGCGCATTGCCGGGGCGGCATCCGTGCGGGTGGATGTGACCGGCACCGCAGTGGTGGGTGCGCCGGAGTACAGCGGGCCGTATGACATCACGCCGTTGTTCTCGGCGCAGACCCTGCCCACCGCAAAGCGGCTGATGCAGCAGGACGTAACAATCCGCAAGATACCGCAGTATGAGGTATCCAACGATTCAAGCGGCTACACACTGATTATAGGAGATGAATACTACAATGCCCAATAAATACGTGAATAAGGTGGTTATCGGCAAGGAGACGAAGCTGGACCTTACCGCAGATACCGTAACCCCGGACAAGCTGGCCAAAGGTATCACGGCGCACGACAAGTCCGGCGCCCCCATTACCGGCACCAGCACCAAAGACGCGGATACCGGCGATGCCACCGCAGCCGTAGCGGAGGTTTTGACCGGAAAAACGTTCTACGCGCGTGGTGCCAAAATGACCGGCACAATGCCGAACAATGGCGAGGTACACGGCGAGATTGCCACCGTTGCCGGGAAGTATACAATTCCCATGGGCTTCCACGATGGCGCTGGCGGAGTGGCTATCGCGGCGACCGAACAAGCCAAGCTGGTGCCCGCAAATATCCGCGAGGGCGTTACGGTCCTGGGCGTGAAAGGCTCTATGAGCGGCAGCGAAGGCATGAAACCGCAGGCCAAGAGTGTCACGCCGTCTTTCGAGCAACAGATCATTTTACCCGACAGTGACAGTGACTATAATTGTCTGTCGCAGGTCACCATGGCGGCTATCCCGGCCACATACGTTGATAACGCCGCGGGCGGCCAGACGTTGACGATCGGGGGCTGAGCATGGCCGTAAACAAGGTTGTTATCAATGATAAGACCGTTCTTGATCTGACCGGCGACACCGTGACACCCAGCGATCTGGTGGAGGGTGTAACCGCGCACGATGCCACCGGCATGCAGATCACTGGCACTCGCCCCGCCACAAGCGGCACGGATACCAGCGATGCAACGGCGACAGCGAAAGATATTGCTAGGGGCAAAACGGCGTATGTGCAGGGGGCCAAAATCACGGGCGATCTGTACGAATACGTTGAAGGGAAAACAAAAATCTACTTTACTTGGGACTCTGAAAATGTCACGTTTGAACGTGACGACGATAGGGATTTAATCAACATAAAAATCCCTTGGTTTGGCAACGACGAGATCATGCGGATCGGTAGCTATATAAAGCTTGGAGCCGATGTTACTCTTTTTGGCGACGCTACTGCTGCGGATGTGACAAAAGGCAAAACCATGACATCTACGGCAGGGCTGAAAGTTGTCGGTACCAACACCAATGATGCCGATACCAGTGATGCCACTGCAACGGCGGATGACATTGCCAAGGGCAAAACTGCCTATGTGCAGGGGGCCAAAGTTACCGGTACTGCGGAGCCTGCCGAGAGCAATAACAACGTTGAGGCATACGCCGTCACGACCATCAACCCCAGCGTGAGTTTTAAGCGCACTGACGGGGCAATCAAGATCTGGGGCTACGGCACCATGACCAGTTCCGGCGGCTGGGGCCAGCAGACTACGAGCCTGGTCGCGTTTGAGGGCGACAAGTACCACAAGGGCGCCATATACGGCAGCCCAAGCAGTACCAGTTTGAGCCTAAGCATCAGCAACGGAAAACTGACTGGCCTGCCGAGTGGACTGACGGCGATCAGCGCGATTGTAACGAGAGGTATATGATATGAGACTGGAAAACGAAGACGTCCTGCTCCGCTGGCCCCTGGCCCAGCACATTATCACCGCAGGCTGGCTCTACAATGACGGCAGCCTGCACCGGGCGCTGGATTTCCGCGCAGCCGTTGGCACCCCCGTGTACGCCGCAGAGGGTGGCACAGTGGAGACGGCCTACCACTGGAACGGCAAGCGTACCCAGGGGGATATCAACAGCTACGGCAACATGGTCAAGCTGCGCCATGCGGATTACCGCGGCGGCCGGCTGGAGACGCTGTACGCCCATTTGAGCAAACTCTGCGTGGCCCAGGGGGAGACGGTATACGAGGGCCAGCTGATCGGCTACAGCGGCGATACCGGCAACTGCTATGGAGCACACCCGCATTTTGAAGTGCGCTGGAAAGGCCAGCGTACCAACCCGCTGAACTGGCTGGATGCTGATTTTGAAACCGCCAGCAGCGCAGTCAAGCTGGGAAGTTACAGCAGTGTACAACACGCAAAGGAAGTGGAATACATGAATTATGCTATTGACGTAAGCAAACACCAAGGCAAATTTGATTGGCAGGCGGCGTATGACAAGGGCATCCGCCACGCCATGCTGCGCGCCGGGTATGGCCGTTACAGCAGCCAGAAAGACCCCCAGTTTGAGCGCAACGCGGCTGAGTGCACCCGGCTGGGCATCCAGTACGGCGTGTACTGGTACAGCTACGCCAGTACCCCGGCGGAAGCCCGCCAGGAGGCCCGCTGCTGCCTGGCCGCGATCAAGGGCAAGCACCTGTGCCTGCCGGTGGCGTATGATATCGAGTACGAGCCGTGCATCCTGCGCCTGACCAACGCGCAGCGCACGGCACTTGTACAGGCCTTTTTGTCGGAGATTGAGGCCGCAGGGTATTACGGCATCCTGTATGCTAGCTGCAATTTTATTCGCAACCGCCTGGACTACAAGGCGCTGTCCAAATACGATATCTGGGTTGCCCAGTATGGCAGCACATGCACCTGCCCCCTGCCGTATGGCATCTGGCAGTACAGCAGCCGCAACGCTCTGGGCGTGCCCGGCTACGGCACCAGCCTGGATTGCAACAGGGTATACAAGGACTATGAGCAGCTGATGATCCAGGCAGGCTTGCAGGGCCACACCGCGCCCACCCCGGAGGACACCACCCCCAACAAGCTGGACAAGCAGCGTATTACCATTGGCCATATTTCCAGCGGAGACCGCGCAACCATCCGCGTCCTGTGCGAGGGGCTGGGGCTGATCGCGGCTGGCCTGTACCGCGAAACCTGTGCAGATGGCAACCAGTGGATGCTGGACGTTGGGCCGGTATCCAGCGGCGACGCATGGTACATCATGCGCAAGTGTGCAGAGCTGCAGCTGATTGACGCAGGGCTGTACAAGGCCGAGTATGTGGAGTAATACCTTGGAGTCAAAACAGATTAGCATAGGAGGATATTTATATGCGTTGTGTTAGCACCAAGCATGTAGGCACTGACCCCAAGACCAGCAAGCAGTTGGTCGAGGCGGTGATTATTGCCGACACGGAACCCGAAAATCTGCCCATCACCGGCAAGGGCATTATCGGCATGAGCGAGAGCGAAGTTTTCGCCCCGTTCAGCCTGATTTATGTGCTGGCTGAGGATGCCAAGCACAAAATCTACATTGCCGGTGAAACAGGTCAGTTCATCGGCCAGTAAGGAGGCGGCATCATGCAACTTTCTGATGTAGTGCGTATCGCCTTCATTTTCAGTGAGGACGCTAAACGCTATGCAAAAAAGCTGGCAGGGAGCATCGACCTGAGCGGCAAAGCCGACAAGAAAAAGCCCACTGCGGCGGGCAACCTTGCGGTGCTGGATGCAGGCGGCAATCTCGCGGACAGCGGCAAAGCCGGTGCCAATGTGGTTGTCAAGGCAAAGCCCGGCAAGGCGGGAAACCTTGCCGCGCTGACGGCTGACGGCTCCCTGTCTGATTCCGGGATTGACCCGGCAACCAAAGCCGACCTGCAGGACGGCAAGACCAAAACCGCCCAGATGGCAAAGTCGTTCACATTCGATAAAACGACTGTGAAATTCAACTACTAAGCGAAGGTGCAACACCTATGGCAAACAAAGTTTTTATCGACAACATCCTTGACCCTACTACCGGCGATCAGGGATTTTTCCTCGGAATGAATGCCGACAACGGCTATCCCGGCATGGATTTGAGCCTGAAATTCGCGGAGGAGATTAAGGGCTACACCAGTGTGTGGAAGTGGATTCAGGCCCGCATCAAGGCTGGGAACTTCTACGGCATCCATGTGGGCGACTACATCCCGTTCAACTGCACGAACAGCGCCAAAACCCGCATCGTGGCTGTCGTGGCGGGCATCGACACCTACTACAAGTACGGCGATCAGCAGGTCGGTCATCACATCGACTTTATCTCTAAAGACCTGTGGCCCACCTATATCCAGTACAATCTCGCCAACTTCAACAACGGTCTGATTCCCGTTGAAAAGCTGTCCGGCGATGGTAGCAAGACCGAGTTTGTGCTGACGAAACAGATGGACAGCATCGACAACATCATTGTGGGTAGCGATCAGGTCACGGGCTATACCTACGACGCCTCCACCTTTACCGTCACATTCGACGATGCTCCTGCCGCTGGCACGAACAACATCACCGTGACCGGCAAGGGCGACAAGCACCCGTGGCTGTGCTCCCATCTGTATGCGTTCCTGAACTCCCTCAAGATGCAGGTGCCCAACGGCACGGGCAAAGACCCCGCCGTTAAACAGGTGGATTACAGTCAGGGCGGTGTGTACTACTTCCTGCCCGCCGAACTCAAGGCTGTTATCGCCAACAAACGCGCCTTGCTGGGTGAGCGCTACTCGGCCAGCGGTCTACTGAACAGCGACAATAGCTGGTCGTGGACGAACCTCGGCAATCTGTGGGTGCCTACCGAGATGGAGGTCTGCGGCGCTCCTGTTTGGGGCAGCAATGGATTCTCCAACGGCGGGTATGTCCAGTACCCCATCTTTGCCCACAACATGAATCGTGTCAAGGGCCTCGGTGATGGTGGTGGCCGTAACGGCTGGTGGGATCTTACCCCTGGCTCCGGCAACTCCTCCGGCTTATGCGGTGTGTACAACAACGGCGATGCGAGCAGCATCGGCGCCTCCAACACGTGGCTGTCCGCGCCCGTCTGCTTCCGAATCTCGTAAATCTCCTACTAATATCCCCGCGCCCCTTGTGGGCGCGGCATCAGGTGAACCATGAGTAACGTATTATCCCGATTCCGTAGCATTTCTGAAATGGAGTTCTACAAGAACGCCGTGGAACTGCGCTGCGCCCTATCCGGCTTTGTCATGCAGGAAAAGTATATTCCCAAGAAATGGCGACCCATTCTCGCCTATCCTACCGTGAATCTGCTGAATACGATGATGGAACATATCATCGCCGCGAACGGCATCTATCCGTACAGCGGCGGCAAACTTGACCATGAGCTTTTGCACCGCCGCAAGGAATTGCAGGCTCAGGCCGTGGCCGACTGTGAGGCTTTGTTTGACCGCTTGCAATTCATCATGGATGAGTTTCACTTTTCACGGCTGAACACCGGGCTTGACATGGGCATTGCACCAAAAAAGGAACTGCCCGCGCAGTTGGTTTACATTGGCACCCTGTTAGAGCGTGAGGAAACGCTGTTGAAAGACTGGCGGCATAATACGAAATTCCCGGACACTGCAAAATTCAAGCCGAAAGCATCCCTACCGAATGGAGATGCCCGGTATCAGACACCACCGCAGACCGCCTACACACCCAATGCGCTGCCTACGGTACCCGCTGTAAATGATTCAAGCGTGATGGCTGCACAGGCAGCAGGGATAAACTATCATCATTATCCCCGTTGACCGCCATCGGGTCGATAGCTGTATAAAAGAGCCGTAACAACTGGTGGGATCTTACCCCTAACTCCGGCAACTCCTCCAACTTCTGCAATGTGAACAACAACGGCAATGCGAACAACAACAACGCCTCCAACACGTGGCTGTCCGCGCCCGTCTGATTCCAACGAGAATCCTCGGCCAGTATTAAAGTAGGTTTGCTGGGCTAACCAACAGGCAGACCGAAATCCGAGCCTTATCATCATTGGAAGGAGTTATCGACCCTCCCGCAGTAGCGGGTAAATATGTATCTTGACGCGATCAGCCGGACGCTTCTTGCATGGCCCGCAACGGCGACAACAGGCTAAACTACCGTGCGCCACACGGCAGATGGCCGAGTACCGGGTTTCATGGCTGGTATCGTAAAGAAGTACACAACAGCGCCCCTACAATAACACTTTGCGAGGTACATTCCGAGATGACATCACAAGAGCGACACGAGGCCCGATATCAGCGCCGTAAGGCGGCGCGGCGGACCAAACACCGCGCACGAATAGCACAGTACGATAATTTTGACAGTGTGGCAGACGTATCCTCGCTGGTCGATGCCAACTATAATGCCCGCAAGGGTGTTATGTGGAAAGCCAGCGTTGCACGATACAATGCCCATTATTTCAAAAATTCAATCAAAATCCATAAAACCCTCATGTGCGGTGGCGACACCCGCAGAGGGTTTTATCATTTTGGAATTGTGGAACGCGGCAAAAAGCGGGCTATCCACAGCCTGCACTACTCTGAGCGTGTTGTACGCCGGTCTGCCTGCACAAATGCTCTGGTGCCGATTCTGTCCAGCAACTTGATATACGATAACGGCGCAAGCCTTGAGGGCAAGGGCATCAGCTTTGCGGTCAAACGGTGCGCTGTGCATCTGCATGAGTTTTACCGCGAAACAGGCGGCAATGACGGGTACATCCTGCTCATCGACTACCGCGCCTTTTTCGACAACATCAATTTGGATAACCTCAAGCGCAATGTGATTGACCGCCATATCCTCGATCAGCGGCTCAATGCTCTAGCGAAAAATTTTGTTGATGCGCCGAATCTTGAACGCCTCAAATATGGTCAACCGACAAAAGAAAATGGTCTGTATATTGGCCCGGAGGACAGCCAGATTTTTGCCATCGCCTACCCTAACAGCATCGACCACACCATCAAAGACCAATGGCGGCAGCGGTGGTTCGCCCGCTATATGGATGATTCCTACATCATCAACAAATCGAAAGAACTGCTAATCGAGTTTCGCCGCCTGCTGTTTGGGCTGTTCGCTGAAAAAGGCATCGTGCCGAATCCCAAAAAGACGCAGATTGTCAAGCTGCGCCGTGGATTTACCTATCTGAAAACCAAATTCACCCTGTTACCCAATGGCAAGGTTTTACAGCAGCCTTGCCGTGAGAGTGTCATCAGGGAGCGCCGCAAAATCAAGAAGTTTTTCAACTTTCTGCAGGCGGGGCTTATGACGATAGAACAGATTCTCACGTCCTATATGTCGTGGCGCGGGTCACTTATCAAAAAGCAGGCCCGCCGTTCTGTCCACTGTACGGATTTGCTGTTCTTCAAGCTCTACGGCATCATGCCGTGGAAGATAAAATCAAAACGAAAATCGAAAGCGAGGCACATTCAATGGAAAAATCTCTTGAACGCATCGACACCATCAATGCCGAAATCACCGCCCTTAAAAGCCTGCTGACCGATAGCGACTATAAGGCGCTGAAACACGCCGATGGCGTTATGAGCGCCGAGGAGTATGAGCCTATCCGCCAGCAGCGCGAGGAATGGCGCGACAAGATCAATGCGCTGGAAACGGAACTGGCCACGGCTACACAGGAATTTGACACGGAAATGGCCGAGATGGCCGCCGCGCAGGTAAAGGAGGGTTGAGACCGTTGAACACGAAAAAACTATTTATTTCTCAGCCGATGCGCGGCAAGACCGACGAGGAAATCCTCAAAGAGCGCAAGGTGTTAATTGCTGATGTGTACATGAAAACCCATGAGGAAATCGAGGTCATTGAATCCTTTTTCGAGGGCGCCCCGGCTGACGCAACGCCGCTGTGGTATTTGGGCGAAAGCCTCAAGCTGCTGGGCACCGCTGATTTTGTGGTGTTCGCCCCCGGCTGGCAGGATTATCGCGGATGCCGCATTGAGCACGATGCCGCCGTAGCCTACGGCATCCCTATCGTGGAGGTGTAAATCCGATGCAGCCGTGGAACATCGTCATCACTTCCCCCTGGCAAGTCGTGACAGCCATCGTCGCCGTAGCTACGGCATTTACAGCCATTGACAAGGCATGGGATACCCTGCTGGCGAAATGGAAAAAGCACAAAGCCCCCGAAGAAGCCCAGAACGCAGAAATCAGCTCCCTTAAAATACAGATTCAGCAAATCACTCCCCGGCTGGATGCTGTGGAGGGGCAGTTGACTGCGATGGGCAAAACGGTTGATGACCTACACGCGGGGAATCTGGCGGTGCTGCATGATCGGATTTATCAGATGTGCCGCCTGTGCATCAAACGCGGGTACGTCACCGAGGATGACCTGAACAATCTGAAATACTTATATGATAGCTACCACAGTCAGGGTGGCAACGGAACGGGCACGGAACTCTATAAACGGGCCAAGGCGCTGCCCATCCGCATCGAAACCGAGTAAGGAGGATAAATCAAAATGAGCAATGCCGAGTTTATCAAGCGGGCCACTGCCGCCGTTGTGGACTACTTCAACCGCCATGTTGATGTCACCGACAACTTCGAGCTGACCGCCGAGGATACGTTCGTTGTGTGGTCGTGCAAGACCCTGCAAAACAACAAGGCGCTGATTTCTACCACCATTCCCGACGGGATGTACTACGAGATTACCTACAACGGCGACAAGGGCGAAATGTACCTTGACGCCTACAAAAAGATGCACAATGAGTGCATCAAAATCAAGGAGGACTAACATGGATTTTGCATCTTTTGGCATCGCATCCGTTGCCTGCATCACCGTTATCTGCTACCTTGCGGCAACAGCGGTCAAACAAACGCCGCTTGCCAATAAATGGCTACCGTCCATCTGCGGCGCGCTTGGCGGCCTGCTGGGGGTGGCCGCCATGTACATCAACGTGCCGGACTTCCCAGCCGCTGATCCCCTGACCGCCCTGGCCGTGGGCATTGTTTCCGGCCTTGCGGCTACCGGCGCGGATCAGGTTATTAAGCAGATCGGCAAAGGCAACTGACACTTGCGCGGGCGTCCTTTTGCGGGGCGCCCGTTTTTTTTCGTTGTATCGTAAAATTCATCACATGACTCTTTCACTGACACTTTCACTGACACTTGCCCTTGAAAGTGTCAGTCTGTCAGATTTTCGGCTGACACGCGCTGACGCGGTTTTGCTGTGTGTCAGCCGATTTGTCATACAGATTTTTGGTGTTATATCGATCTATTATTCCTATATATGACACTTCTGACACTTAAAATATAAAAAGATAATATAGGGTATAATACACGCATAAAAACGCCATAACGCCCATATATGCAGGTGCGCATACGCGCGTGCACGAGAGTGTCACAGGACAGCAAAAAGCCCATCGGCAGGTTTCATGGTCTGCGGATGGGCTTTTTTCATTTGGGGTGCTTTTCAATTTTTTCCTCTACCGCATCCATGATATATCGGTTTAGGGACGTGCCCGCCGCCGTCGCCGCCTCCCGCCATCGCTCTTTTGTGCCTTTGGGCGTTCTGATCTGGATGCTGTCCGTTTTCTCGCCGAGATACTTCACGGATGCATTTTTCTGTGCGTCTGTGTATTTTGCGCCCATTTTGGGGTACACCTCCTATCCAAAAATATAATACCACATATAGGTATATGCTTGCTATATACACTTTGTACAATGTCGCCCACAAAATTTGCCCGAATCTTTGTAGAATCTGCGTATTGTGTATATAGCAAGCATATACTATAATATAGCTTGTAAGGCAGAGATACAAACCCTCTTACAGAAGGAAGTGAGGACATGGACGAAATGACAAGTCAGGAACTCAACCAGTTCTTGGAAGCCATCGCAGAACTGATTGAAGCGAAAGCAACAACGGTTCAAGAAGCCGCCGAGATTGTTCGCAACAAGAGAATCAAAGCATAAAAGAATGAGGTCAGCCACCGTCCAAAGCAACTGACCCCAAAGCCCGAATACAGGCGAACCGGGAGCCTTACCCCGGTCGCCTCTTATTTTATCAGTGTAAGGCAGAAAAAACAAGAGATAACACCATGAAAATCGAAATTGTAGATACCAAAGCTTATATCTATACTCCCTACAACGCCGAATTTGTCAAAGCGATTAAAGGCATCGGCGGCGCGCGCTGGAATCGTGATAAGTCCGCATGGGCTGTCCCCGCTGACTGTATAGATCAGGCGCGTGAAATTATGCACCGTGTATACGGTGAGGATGACCGCCCCGACTGCGGCGAACGCGTCGACGTGCGCCTGACATTTGACAGCAGTGTGTCAGAGTGGCAGAGCGCGGTAACGATCTACGGGAAAACTATTTCCCGCGCGTATGGACGTGATAGCGGTGCGCGTTGTGGGGACGATGTGGCATTTGTTGAGGGTCAGCCCGAAAGCGGCGGCAGCGTAAAGAACTGGACAAGCGTAGTACCGCAGGGCAGTATCGTTGTACTTCACAATGTGCCCACAGCAATGTTAGCTCAGCCCCTGCCAGCGGGCGTCAGAGTGGAGCGCCTGGAAAATCAAAAAATCAATCGCAATGCGTTGATAGCCGAAAAGCAGCGACTGTTGGAGCGCATCGCAGAAATCGATAATCTTGTTGCACAGATGGGGTAATATGGATGGTCATCGCTATATACACAAGGGTGAGCACATTAGATCAAGCGCAAGACGGCTACTCCTTGGACGCACAGCAACGGGTATTGCGTGATTGGTGCAACACGCGTGGGCATAGCATCTACGGCATCTATAAAGATGCCGGCATATCGGGAAAAGATATACAGCACCGCCCAGCGGTGCGTGAAATGCTGGCGGTCGTTGAATCCGGTAAAATTGACTGTGTCCTCGTATGGGCGCTTTCCCGACTTACCAGGAGTGTGGCTGATTTATACGCTATGTGGGAAACGTTGTGCCGAAATAATTGTGAGCTAATAAGCTACACCGAGACATTTGACACATCGACTCCCATGGGGCGTGCTATGATGGGGCTGCTTGGCGTATTCGCGCAAATGGAGCGCGAAATCACAGCTGAACGGGTTGCAACCGCAATGAGAGAAAGAGCAGAACAAGGCGGCAGGACGTGCTCATGCGTGCTGGGATATGATACCATACCGGGTGGGCTTGCTATCAATCCGAGAGAGGCAGAAATCGTGAAGGGTATATATCAGGTGTACGAAGATACTGGTTCTCTTAGCGCCACTGCCAAGTGGTGCAGGGATAGAAACATCACTGGCAAGCGGGGGAAAAGGATGGATGCGTACAAAGTAAGGCTAATCCTAACTCGATCAGTGTATGCGGGCTATTATGGGTTCCACGATCTCCGCGTGCGCGGCAACATCGAGCCGCTAATAAGCGTGGCACGATATAACGCCATCGCCGAAAGAATTAACAACACTCCAACCGGTCGGAATTCTAAAAGAAAAGTCATATTGCTTAAATAATACAAACACCATGGCTAGCACTTAAAATACAAAAAGACAACGGAGGAAAACACCATGATTAACAACGAAACAATTATTTACGAGCTGTGCAACAAATATCAGTGGTTCACCTGCGGCAGTGTCCGCCAGTACGAAAAAGCCCTGACAATGGCAAAGGGCGGTGTTCCCATCACGGAGTTGGCCCGCGTCATCTGGATTTGCAGCGATGAGGTTCCCTATTTCGACATCCTGACCGCAATCAGCACATCCGGTTATACCGAAAACAAAACTAAAACCGAGGAGGACAAATAACATGAAATACTGTCCCATTGACGAGGACGCGGCCCGCCGCGCCAAACAAGCGAACAGCCTCAGCGATTATGCCGAGGGGTCAGCGACCAGGGAATACCGCCGAGAGGTTGATCGAGCGGCTACACTGGCGGAGGAGTGCAAGAAAGGCAAGACCGAGGCCCAGCAGGAGAAGATTGATTACTTGCTTGACCGCTATGCCCGCCGACTGGCCGACAATATGAACGCATCAAATCGCAACCGGGCATCTTGCCCGTCTGTCATGGTCGCCGGATGGTCTAACTTCCCCGTGCGTAAGAAGAAGCAGCAACTCTCTCGTGACGACACCCTCATGCGGGAATGGCGGGATATTCAAGGCATCCTTGACCAGATTCGGGCTGTGGGTCACGGCGGTATCAGTGGCATGGATGCCGATGCGCGGGATCGCGTACAGGCAAAGCTCACCGAGCGCGAGATCATGCAGGAAAAGATGAAATCTGTAAATGCGTACTGGCGCAATCACGGGGCGCTCGTAGGCTGTCCGGGACTTTCAGATAAGGAAGTTGCCCGCCTCATGGCATCGATCTCTCAGAGCGCGTCTACGGGGCGTTCTGAGCCGCCATATCCGCGATGGGCACTGGATAACAACGGAGCTGAAATCCGCCGCCTGCGCTCCCGCCTCGCCGTGCTGGACGCGCAGCAGGCGCAGGGCGATTCTGAGCAGACTTTTACGGGCGGTGTTCTGCGCATTACCCCGGAGCGGGTGCAGTTGGTTTTTGATGATAAGCCCGCCGCCGAGATACGCGATATTGTCAAGCAGTGGGGTTTCCGCTGGGCACCGTCTCAGGGCGCGTGGCAGCGGCAGAACACCGCCAACGGCAGATACGCGGCAAAGCAGGTCGTCAAGGCCATTGAGGAGGCTGCACAGTGAAAACCGGGAAAGCTATCAAGTGCTGTCCGCTTTGCGGTGGTCGCATTGTTGTCAGTGTCCTATATCAGTGTTCGCTTGACTATATAATGCGGCAAGATGGGACAATCGGCAATCGGAGTAAGCGCGGCAAGAGTGGCCCTATGGATGCAAGCATTGCCGCCTGTGAGAACTACCGAGCCTGCGATGCTCGGTGGGAAGTCGATGACTTTTTTGTTGATAGTGATAGGCGCTTTTGGGACTGTAAATATAGCAAGGAGGATGACTGAAATGGTGAAATATATCAAAGGTGATGTGCTAAATTGCGAGGCTACACTCGTGGCGCATCAGGTGAATGCATTCGGAGTGATGGGCGGTGGCATCGCGGCGGCGATCTGGCCGCTGCTGACCCCGGAATCTCAGCGCGCCTATGTGGAGAAATGCCGCCACAACGCCAAGCTCCCCGTAACGGAGTGGATGGGTAGCATCCAGATTTTGGACACAAAGCGCGAGGAGCTGAAAATCTGTAATCTGTTTACGCAGTTCCCCGCCCCAGTTGATGGGTCGTTTGATTTGACCGCCTACAGCTATCTGCGGCAGGCGCTCGACCTGCTGAGGATCTATGCTGTATTCAATAATCATGACGTTGTGGCAGTTCCTGCCCGCATCGGGTGCGGCATCGCCGGCGGTGACTGGGATAAGGTTCAGCACATCATTCATGATGTCTACGATGATTCCGGCATTACAATGCTGATTGTGGATAACCAATAATTCTGTTTTGTACAGCGCCTGCGGGGCATCCCGTGGGCGCTTTCCTTTTGTATATGCTTGCTATATACATATTGCACAACATCGCCCTTTATATTCGCCCGAATCTTTGTGTGCATTGTCCATTGTATATAGCAAGCATATACAATATAATAGAATCATCAAAATAATCAATATACAGGAGGATAACAAGATGGCTAATATCAACACCCACGGAATCAAAATAAATGGTCTGCGCAAGGCGGCGCACGAAACTAAGGGCCTCAGCCCTTATGGTGATGTCCGCACTCAAATCAGCTACGACCGCGATACCGGTGACATTTACACAAATGATCACATCGGCGATGACTGGAGCCGGTATTATGATCCTGCCGTTATCACAGTATGCTTTGCCAAGCGTCACATGACCCAACAGCAGATTGCAGACCGAATCGCCGATGCACTGGCCGAGACTGAGATGTATGGATTGTGAAACGGATAAAAAGGAGAGCACAGCATGAAAGAAATCACGATTACTATGTCACTTGATGACTGGCGGGCAGTTCTCAGGGCGCTCAAATACCGGGCCAATCGCTGGTATAATGAGAGTGATTCCACGGAAGATGATGACCGTGCCGCATCTGCGTTCCGTATCGGTCGGCGGTATGACGGTTTGGCCGGCAAGGTGGAGGATGCCATAAATAAATAAGAAATGCCGGAGGCATTACGCCTCCGGCATTTTTACTGAAAAAACAAACACCGAGCAACTAACAACTATTGCTGTTAGGGGTTCGGATGTTCGTACTATGGTGGAGCTGACGGGAGTCGAACCCGTGTCCGAAAAGAAAGCGGTTAGAGTATCTCCGGGCGCAGTGCATTTATTAAGATTCCCGCAGTGCGAGCGAGTGCACACGCTTGACACATTGGTAGCTTCATAAATTCATGACGAGCGGCAAAGCTTAGGCCCGTGCACGTTCAGTACCTAATCGACGCCCTGACCCTGTGCGGTACTAAAACAGGCAGGACGGTCGTGCCTAATTAGGCAGCGACGGCAACAGTATAATCGTTGTCAGTTAATTTTGTTTGGCACTTTTATCGTGGTGCACCGCCACGGCCCGCTGCTCACGCCTCTCTCTCCCCGTCGAAACCATTACAGCCCCATATAAGCGCTATGCGGCAGAACCACACAGCGTGGGAAAACAAAAGTGTGTGCGCGAAAAAA